TCAGTAGGAATAGCCCTGCATACCGTAGTTGGTGTCGTGGCGACGCCCCCACCACGGCAGATACTCATTGTTCTCGCCACGCGCGCGGAACCAGTCCTTGTCGGGATCGATCAGCGTGATTCTCGATGGCGGCACCACTACCACCGCCGTCGGGTGCTGCGCATCCGTCGTCCCCGCCACCAGCACCTTCTCATCCAGGTGATTCGCTCGACCGATTGCAAGGACCACGTCCGTCAAGGCCGTACCGGTGCCCATCGGGCCTAGCAGCGCCGGCGTATTGAATGTCTGCTCGCGAAAGTTGTAGTCCGGCAGCACTTCCGTCAGCGTCTGCGACAACGCGCCGAGCCGCTCCGACGATGCTTCGCCGCCGCCCGCGTCATGCACCACGAAGTTCAACGATGGCACCGTCACACCCGCGTTGCGCGCCGCGCTGTCGATGGTGGCTTTCCACGCCTGCACCGCACGCGTCGTGCCGGCCTTCGCCTCGTAATCCCTGACGTTGCCCGTCGCCGCTCGACCGATCCACGCCAGCGGTTCGCGCTCCGTCTTGAAGTTCGGCCCGACGAGAAACAGCACCACCATGTTCTCGTTGATCTGTGCGTCCTTCGGCGGGAAGTTCGGCGCGTCCCAGTTCATCACCCAGGCGCTTTTGTCCGGGTTCGCCTGCAGGTAATCCAGTGCGCGGTTCAGCGACGTGAAGCCGGCGTTTGCGCCGCCCTGGTTGACGTGAACGTCGGGAGGCGTGTCTTTGCTCCAAAGATCCAGCGCATATTTATTCCCTATCTCAAAATAATCGATGATGCTTTCCTGCAGATACCCCTGCGCCTCGCCAGCATCCAGGCTATCCGGCACGGCAAACTCCACATGGATGCCAGCCAGTTCACGCCAGTCGCGCTTATTCTTGGACTTGACCGTGTAGAAATACTTGGCGTTCATCACATAGCGATCACCGAACAACCCAAGCAGCTTCCTGACGTATTTGTGATAGAAGCCTTTGAACGTTTCAGCTCCTTGATTGCCATAAGCCACCCCAGCAACTGACTGAAGTGTCGTGAACGACTTCGGATCTGTACGGACCATGTCGTCGTTCTTGTTGGGTTTGGCAAGCCCCATTGTCCAGAGAACCTGCCATTGCGTCGGATAGTCGCGCCGCTGCAATGGGTTCAGCCACTCCAGTCCAACAACCTGCGCCACAAACGGTGTCGCACTATCGCCCGCACTCGCAACCGTTGTGTCTTTTTGCACCGAAGTAGCCGCGTGGACAGGCGTAGCCATCATGATCGTCGACACCACAAACGTCAAAATCGCAACCAGCGATGGCACTATCAACATTCGCTTCATCCAATCTCCCATGCTCAATTCGCCATGTGGCTTATGTCCAGCGAAAGCACTCAAGCTGTCGTTGTGCCATTCCTGGTAACCCTCCGTCACATCGCTCGTGCCGTCTTCACCCTTCATGTTGCCCGTCGCCCACCCACGCCGGGTGACCATCACGTCGCGCGCGCACATGCGCAGGTTCACGTGATCTTCGTAACGTTGTGCCGCTTCGCTAGCGCGATCATCTCTGGCTACATCGTCAGTCGATTCCGACTGGCAGGATCCGGTCAGTAGGAGTAGCCCTGCATGCCGTAGTTGGTGTCGTAGCGACGCCCCCACCACGGCAGATACGCATTGTTCTCGCCCCGCGCGCGAAACCAGTCCTTGTCCGGATCGATCGGCGTGATTCTCGATGGCGGAACCACCACCACCGCCGTCGGGTGCTGCGCATCCGTTGTCCCTGCCACCAGCACCTTCTCGTCCAGGTGATTCGCTCGACCGATTGCAAGCACCACGTCCGTCAAGGCCGTACCGGTGCCCATCGGGCCTAGCAGCGCCGGCGTACTGAATGTCTGCTCGCGAAAGTTGTAGTCCGGCAGCACTTCCGTCAGCGTCTGCGACAACGCGCCGATCCGCTCTGACGATGCTTCGCTGCCGCCGCCCGCGTCATGCACCACGAAGTTCAACGATGGCACCGTCACGCCCGCGTTGCGCGCCGCGCTGTCGATCGTGGCTTTCCACGCCTGCACTGCACGCGTGGTGCCGGTCTTCGCCTCGTAGTCCCTGACATTGCCCGTCGCCGCTCGACCGATCCACGCCAGCGGTTCGCGCTCCGTCTTGAAGTTCGGCCCGACGAGAAACAGCACCACCATGTTCTCGTTGATCTGCGCGTCTTTCGGCGGGAAGCTCGGCGCGTCCCAGTTCATCACCCAGGCGCTTTTGTCCGGGTTCGCCTGCAGGTAATCCAGTGCGCGGTTCAGCGACGTGAAACCGGCGTTTGCGCCACCCGGGTTGACGTGGACGTCGGGAGGCGTGTCTTTGCTCCAAAGATCCAGCGCATATTTATTCCCTATCTCAAAATAATCGATGATGCTTTCCTGCAGATACCCCTGCGCCTCGCCAGCATCAAGTCCATCCGGCACGGCAAACTCCACATGGATGCCGGCCAGTTCACGCCAGTCGCGCTTATTCTTCGACTTGACCGTGTAGAAATACTTGGCGTTCATCACATAGCGATCACCGAACAGTCCGAGCACTTTACGGACGTATTTGTGATAGAAGCCTTTGAATGTTTCCTCTCCTTGGTTGCCATACACCAGCGCACCAATTGACTGGAGCTTCGCAAATTTCTGCGGCATCGTCCGAACCATATCGTCGTTCTTGTTCGGCTGAACAAACCCCATTGTCCAGAGAATCTGCCATTGCGTCGGATAGTCGCGCCGCTGCAATGGGTTCAGCCACTCCAGTCCGACAACTTGCGCTACGAACGGTTGAGCACCCTCGCTCGTATTCAACGCTGCAGCATCTTTCTGCGGCACGGTCACCGCTTGCGCGGGTTTCACCATAATGATGGTCGACGCCACAAACGCCATAATTGCCACCCGGAACAGCACTATCAAAAGCCGCTTCATCCAGTCTCCCGCAATCAATACATCACGAAGCATAAGTCCAGCGAAAACACTCGAGCCGTGCATGATACCGATCGTGACAACCCATCTACGACACAATATCGAGATTACCCATGCTTTACCGGCTCGATAGTTTAAAAATTCTCAGCAGCATCAGATGAAAAATCCGCGAATGCGCATCCGAAAAGGCATCCAGGATATATATTCAGTGTGCGTTATCGGGCAAGTTCCAGACAAGTGGATCTTGAATACGAAAAAGGGCTACGCCAACATCGCGCAGCCCTTTGTTTCGAAACGTGATCAGCAGGTGCAGTTGATTCCCGTGAAATCGGCCGCCTGTACGCAATCGTCCGCTCCAGAGATCCATCGACAGATGCTACAGCCCCGAATCGCAGACCACCGCGGCAATCGTATTGCCGCGCATCTCGCAGGCTAGCCACTGCAGCGCAGCAGCCACGTTCGCTCCGGCCAGGATTTCCGGCCCGGTCATTCGATAGTTCTTGCTATGGAAATTCACTCGACGAATCGATGTCTGTGGGGGGGTGTTCGAATTGACACCGAGACTCAATGAACAAAAAAAGGCCGGAAAGCCAAGCAAATAAAGGCTCTCCGGCCGTTCGAGCAAGCGTGCTAGGCGAAAAAAATTTCGCAAAAAAAGCGCTCAGACCAAGCAGGTTTTGCGCAGTTTTTGTCACTGATCTGAGCAATGCGTGAACCACCGTCGAGCGAGCGTCAGGAGGCTGCATAATCGGGGCATTCGCCGCCGGTCGGTCATGCCAGGGCACAACCTCGATCGGCGAGGATGGCTCACTGGCTTGCTGCTTCCCGAGCTGAGCCCCCGTGTTGAGGTACTTCGGTAAAAACTGTTCAATCAATTCGGCGAGTGCGCTGTGTTGAACGCTTTTTTCTTCAGATTGGTCTACCTTCATCTTGATCCCGTAGCGATTACCACGTCGCCGGAACGGCCCCTCCAGCGATCGTGGGCAGCCAGAAAGGCCGCCGTCAGATACGCTACAGGAAATTGTCAGCCGCGTTATGCATATTTTGGTAAATTCTAGGCGACCTTCTTAAGCATCTCTTCCAGCTTCTCAGTAGTAACGCCCCCCTCCTCGCGGAAATAGCTGAACAACAAAGCTACGAGCGCTGCCTTCCTTTCAGGGCTGTCAGTTAAGCCATTGTTTTTTATCCAGTTCTCCACGCCAAGCGCGATCTGCTCGACGATTTCCGAATCCGTCATACGATTCTGGGCGAGATAACGCTTCGCCTTCTGGCCTGCCACCTCATTTAACCGGGGCGCTTCAACCTCCTGGTCAATCCCGCCGGACTCGACCCAATACCGCGCTGGAACCTCGTAGGCGCGGTGCATCCCGCCTCGTCCTGACCGCTCCTCATAGCGCCAACCTTCGCGATCTGCCTTCGCCATGATCGCGGCCTTCGACCCTGGAAGGCCGGGCAGCCCCATCTTCGCCAGCTCACTGGCTGCATATAGTCGCTTCACTGAACACTCCGTAGCGCCGAAGTGTATCGTCAACAAAACACTTCGCGCAGACGATTCACTTCATAAATTGTGTTTATAAATCAATGCCCTGCAAACGAAGCGAGGCACAGGTGGTCGGCGTGGCGCTGCACAGAAGTGTAAATGCTCAAGTGGCGTGTTGACTTGTCACTTCAATACACTTAGACTCCGTTAAAACTGACATTCGGGATTACCGGACCGAATAAAAACCGGTCTCAGACCGGCGTTTTTCTTGGAGTCAAACCATGCCAACCGCCAAACATTCGGGGATGCACCGCGCCGACATCAAGGCACTTATTGAGAAAAAGGGCCAAACGATGTCGGGTGTGGCACGAGCCTTCGGAATCCCGGAATCCAACGTCCGCAACGCTCTGACCCGCCCCGTACTTTCCGGGGAAATTGCGATCAGCACCTTCGTACAGTTGCCTGCACACGAGCTGTGGCCAGACAGGTGGACGCCCGAGGGGCGCCGAATCCGCCCCCGTTACCGTGACAAGTATATCGGGGCCAGCACACCGGTAAACAGTAACGACCAAGCGTAGTTCTACGCCCGTCAGTTTAACGTAACTGAACACTTACACCGACCAGGTGAGTGTCTAGATCTGTATGGCTACCACCATGACTAAACGGAAAACGTCTCGAGGCCAGGCTGACGTGGCCAGCACGCAGATGGCGCTGAATTTCGAGGTATTCGCTATCGAAACACCTCACGGCACCGTCGCAGTCGCCGGCGAGAACCCCCTCGATGCAGCTATCCGCCGAACCCTCGTCGACGTAATGGACAAGGCGAACGGCAAAGGGCTGTCGCGTGACCGTATTGCCGACCACATGGGCGAGCTACTTGCCCGGCAAATCACGAAAGCCCAACTGGATCAGTGGGCGGCTCCCAGCCAGTTCGATCGGCGAATTCCGGTCGATGCACTGTTGGCGCTGATGATGGTTTGCGACGATTACAGCCCGCTCGATTGGATGGCTCACCACGTCGGCCGCCGGGTACTTACGGCCGACGAAGCTCTCTGCGCCGAATTCGGTGCGATGGCAGTTCTCGATCGCCATATCAAAGCGAAACAGAAGGCCATCGAAGGCCAGATGGACGAGAAGCTGGTGGGCCAGCTCATGCACCGAATCAAGCGGATCACGAAATGAGCCTCATCGTAAAAGAGCGATATAGCTCGTCGGAGCTTTTAGCGATGCGTCTCGATGCGCTTCCGACATCCAAAGCGGCTCTGTTGGCGCGCGCGGATCGGGAGGTATGGCGCTATTCCGAGGTGAAGGGTATCGGAGGCACGCGGCGCGAGTTCGAGCCGCCCGCGAATGTGATGGCCGAGATTCGGCGAAAAGCGGCGGAGACGTTTGTCGGAGTTGTAGCCGAAGTAACACCCGTGGCCACACCAATGCAGCAACTGCAACTGGTCGAAACCGACGCGCAACGCCTTCGCGCTGACGCACGCCAGGGAATTCTGACCTGGCTGGATCGCATCATGGCGCAGTGCCATGTCTCCCGCGAAGCAGCGATGACGACGTTGCTGACGCAGGCCAAGGCTGGCACGCTCGACGATCACCTTGTCATGATGCTGCGCGCCGCGCGCGACGAGCGTGGCCGCAAGGGTGACGGGTTCCCGAGCATCCGGACACTGAAGCGCTATCTCGGTCAGGCCAAGGTCGGCGCACTCGCTCCGAAAGTACCGCAACCTGATTTCACGGTGCCGGCGTGGGCGAAAGCGTTCCTCGCCCACTATCAGCAACCGCAGAAACCCTCCGTCGAGTTGGCCTACCGCGAGTTCGAAACCGCGCACCGCATGCATGATCGTGATTGGGACTTCCCAACGATCCACCAGGTGCGCCGTTTTCTCGGCAAGGTCGGCAAGGTCGCCGTCGAAGCCGGCCGCATGGGCGCACGCGAGCTGAAAACGATTCGACCGTTCATCCGTCGCACGTTCGACCAGCTGCTGCCGAATGACGTATGGAGCGCGGACGGCCACACGTTCGACGCCGAGGTACAGCATCCGCTGCACGGACGACCGTTCCGCCCCGAGATCACGACGATCGTAGACATCGCCACACGTCGCGCTGTCGGCTTCTCAATCGGTCTGGCCGAGTCGGCAATCGCGGTGCTGGACGCGCTGCGCCACGCCTCGACGCGTAACGGCGTCCTCGCCATTTTCTATGTCGACCGTGGATCGGGCTATGCCAACGCGATGCTGCAGGCCGAAGGCACTGGCATCACGGGCCAGCTCGGCTTCGAGGTGTCGCACTCGCTGCCGTACAACTCCCAGGCGCGCGGCGTGATCGAACGCCTTCACCAGACGCTGTGGGTCACCGGAGCCAAGACGCTCGCCAGCTATATGGGTGCGCCTATGGATCGCGAAGCGAAGTTGGCGCACTTCAAGGTCACGCGCGGTGCGATCAAGCACGGCGGAGCGATGCCGCTGATGGGATGGGACGCGTTCATGCAGTTCTGCAACGACCAGATCGATGCGTACAACGCCCGCCCACATCGCTCGCTGCCGATGACGAACGATCCGGCGAATGGTCGGCGTCGCCACATGTCGCCGGATGAAGCGTTCGCAGCATTTCAGGCGAAGGGCTGGCAGCCGGTCACGCTCGCAGCCGACGAAGCGGATCGCGTGTTCCGCCCGCGCATCGAGCGCACCGTACAGCGCGGCGAGGTGCGCCTGCTGAACAACCACTACTTCAGCGGCCTGCTCGAAGAGTTCCACGGCGAGACGGTCCACGTTGCCTACGACATTCACGACGCGAAGTTCGTGTGGGTCTACGAAGGTGCGACGGGTCGGTTCATCTGCAAGGCCGAGGCCGGCGCGAACACTGCCCACTACATGCCGCTGTCGTATGTAGAGCAGGCCCGCGAGAAGCGCGCGGATGCACGTGCGCAGCGCCTGCAGGTGAAGCTCGACGAAGTCGAAGCCGAGCGGATCGGGCAGCCGGCGCTCACGCTCGACACGCCCGAGGTCATCACGATCCCAGGCTTCGGCGACATCACGCGCGATGCGCTCAACCGCCGCTTCGTCGACGCCGAGCCGGTGATCGAGATCAGCACCACGCCCATCCGCGTAAGCGAGCCCGCGCCAGTCGCGATTACGGCCGAGATTTTTGAACTGCCGGAATCGGCTGAACAGCGGTTCGCCCGGTGGCGAGCTGTCCATCAACACATTGAAACAGGAGGTGTACCCGACCAGGACGAATTGCGGTGGTACGGCACGTACCCGTTGACCAAAGAATTCGCGGCGCAAAAGCGCCGCGCGGAACAGGCTGAAGAGTTGCAGCTCGCCAGCCAGCAGTAAGACCAACAGGACAAATCATGACACAACTCGAATCCACGCTCAAACCCGTAGCCGGCGGCATCGCGCAGATCACCAACCTGAACCTGTGCGACATCGCCATCGAGCGCGCCGTTTCGCGCAGCGCGAACCTGCCCGGCCTGGTGTGCTTCTACGGCCCGTCCGGCTACGGCAAGAGCATGGCTGCGAACTTCGTCGCGAACGCCCGCCGCGCTCGCTATGTGCAGGCGAAGTCGGTGTGGACGAAGAAGCATTTCCTCAAGGCGATCCTCTTCGAGATGGGGATCAAGCCGGCCGGCACCATCCCGGAGATGGCCGACCAGGTCGCGGAAGAACTCGCGTCGAGCGGCCGGCCGCTGATCATCGACGAGATGGACCACCTGGTCGACCGCAACGCGGTCGAGCTGGTCCGTGACCTGTACGAATCCAGCCAGGCACCCATTCTCATGATCGGCGAAGAAGCGCTGCCGGCAAAGCTGAAGCGGTACGAACGCATGCACGGCCGCGTCCTGGCATGGGTTCCGGCGCAACCTGTCACGACCGACGACGCACGCCAGCTCGCCAGCCTCTACTGCCGTCATGTGCAGGTCGCGGACGATCTGCTGACGCGCCTGGTCGAGCTGTCGCATGGCTCGGTGCGCCGCGTCTGCGTCAACCTCGAACGCATCCAGGAAGAGGCGTTGATGGCCGGGAAGGATGCGATGGACCTCGCTCAATGGGGTAAGCGCGAGCTGTACACCGGCGAAGCGCCGAAGCGGCGCGCGTGAGGTGATCGATATGTACGAACGCGACCACATCACCACACCGCAGATGGCCCGTGCGGCGGAGCGCATCCATCTTCTCATCATGATCGTGTCCGGTGCCGCCGTGATCATCCTGATCGTCGGCTGCCTGATCGCTCACGACTGGATCGAGCTGCTCACCTGGACGGCGCTGTCTGCCTGGGCGCTGTTCCACGTCGTCATCCTGGCGTTCCTCGCCGGCGCAACCGGAGGGTTCGAGCATGCCTAGAAAGCCCGCACACCTCGAACTGACCGGCGGCAAGGGTCCGCGCCAGCGTATCTGGGAAGCCATTCGCAGCCAGCGCGACGACTTCACACCGTACAGCATCGTCCGAGCCGCTGACATCGACAAGGCGACCGTCCATACGTATCTGCAGATTCTCGAACGCGGCGGCTTCATCAAACCGATCGGCGAGCGCAAGGCGATCAGCGATCGGAAGCACTATCGCCTCGTCCGCGATGTCGGCGTCGAAGCACCGCGTCTCGATCGCAAGGGTCAGCCTGTCATGCAGTCGCGTGGCAACGAAAACATGTGGCGCACGATGCGGATCATGGGCGATTTCACGCCGCGCGAGCTGGCCATGCGCGCGTCGACGCCCGACGTCTTAATCAGCGACGCAACGGCGCAGTCCTACGTCAAATGTCTGTCGCACGCCGGCTACCTGACGATCGTCGACCCGGGCCATGCATTCATCCGTGGCAAGGGCGCGAAACAGGCGCGGTATCGCCTGATCGCGTCGAAGTACACCGGACCGCGCCCGCCGATGATCCAGCGCACGAAATCGGTCTACGACCCGAACCTCGGGAAGATCGTGTGGCAAGAGGAGCCGGACCATGACGCATGCTGATCCGGATTGGCTCGCCATGCTTCGCCAAGCTGTCGATGCGACGACGCAAGCCGAAGTGTCAAAGATGCTCGACTACTCGCACTCGACTATTTCGCTTGTCCTGTCGGGCAAATACCCCGGCAAAACCGATCGCGTCGCCGCTCGCGTCTTGAAGACGTTCGGCCAGGTGCAGTGCACGCATACCGGGCAGTTGATCTCGCTGACGGTATGCGTGTCCTTCGCCAATCGCCGCGCCCCGATCAACAACCCGATGGAATTGAGCCACTGGCGCACGTGCCGCAACTGCCCGCTGCGCCCCGTTAAAGGAGAGTCGAAGTGAATCCGCAATCCCTCGCCAAGGTATCTACGCACGGCACGGTCAACATCAATCAGATCATGCAGCTCGCGGCACTGCGCATCGCCTCGACGATCGAAACGCTTACCGAGCGCGGCTTCGTGGTGATCGGTATCGAGTTCTCGAACGGCTCGAAGCCGACCATCCAGATCCAGACGTGTTCCGACTGCGCCAGGATGGTCGAGGCCGGCGAAGCGACTTATTACCGAACCGGTATCGAAGGCAACAGTCGCTATCGCACCGGGCAGTTCAAGGTCGGTGACGTCCGCGTCCTCTGGACCGAACACGGCCACTAGGAGGAAGCGACCAGCCACAGCCCGGAAATACTCTCTTCTAGATAAGCAGTCCTTTTTATTTTTCATAAAGGAACTACCATGGCAACGATAAAGCAGATTCTGCAGGCCATCATCGACAACCCCGGATTCTCGGGTGCGCAGCTCGCCGACGTGCTGGATATGGACGCGAAGGACATCCAGCCGCGCCTTCAAACGTACATCGCAGACGGCCGCGTGCGCTGCGAGAAGAAACCCATGGATGGTTCGTCGCCGATCAACCTGTATCACGCGAGCGCCGAACTGGTGCGCGAGTTCGACGGCACGAATCAGAAAGTGACAAAAGCACCGCGAAAAGCGGCCAGTCTCCCGGCTGCGCCCGATGGTTTCATCTGTGGCTTCTCGACGGCCGGACGCCTGACGATCACAAAGGGCCGGAAAACTGTCGACCTCACCCGTGAGGAAACCGCTCGGCTGCTGGCGTTCGTCGACTGCATCAACATCGAAGCCATCGCAGGGGGCCAGGCATGACGCTGCATATCTTCGATCATCCGACGCACGTGGACCCGGACGCGATCGACAACATCCACGGATTGCGTCAGGCGCTTCGCCAGGCCAACCAGCACATGACCCGATACGCAGCTGCCCTAGCGGAGCGCGACCAAGTCGGTCGTGACTTTCTCGGCCTGATCAACCGCGTGCTGCTGCAGCACATAGTCGGCGACTTTCGTGGTGTTGCCGCGATCCTCGAGGCGCAGCTCGACGCCAGCCCGCGCTTGCGCCAGTCGCTTGAGGAAGTTCTGGAGGGTCGGGAGTGCCGGCAGCTCCAGGAGTGGATGGAGACGGTGCGCAGTGAGTCCGGACAGGAGGAAGTACCGCCGTACAACGCGGGCGCGCACGATCCGTGGGCCATGAAGACGGTGGAAGAGCTGCGCAATGCTGTCGATGTCATGAACCGCGCCGGCATTCAAATCTCGACGCAGCTCACCACGCTCGAAGGCGTACTGAAATCTTTGACGGCGGAGGTGTCCGTGATCGTCGTCAACCACATCAAGGGCGATCACGCTGCGCTGTCACGCGCCGTCGCATCCTTCTGCGAGCGGCACGTCACGGTGAAGAACGGCGACAAGAGCAAGGTGCACTGATGCCGCTTCCGCAAATCTGCTGCCCGAACTGTCGTGCGGTCATGAGCCTCGACGTGGTGTTTGCTGAAGATGCACCGCGCGAGGCGCTCAACGCGATCGTGGACGCACACCCGGCCGGAGAGTCGTTCATCAAACCGCTGTTGCGCTACATCGGCCTGTTCGCCCCGGCCAAGAGCCAGATGAGCCACACGCGCATCGCGGCCCTGGTCAACGAACTGTCTCCGATGATCCGTTCAGCTCAGATCGAACGGAATGGCCGTACCTGGGCGTGCCCGATCGATTACTGGCGCCAAGGGTTCGAACAAATGCTGTCGCAGCGTGACCAGGGCCGATTGAAATTGCCGCTGAAGAGCCATGGGTATCTGTTGGAGGTGCTCGCTGGCTTTGCGGACAAGGCCGAGTCGCGAGACGAAGCGCACACCGAACGCCTACGCCAGGGACATTCTGGGCTCGGCACGCCCGAAGCGCGCGCCTCGCCTCCACCGGACATCACAGACGTTATCGCGGCGTCACAACAGACCGGCCCGCGTCAGGTAACGGAAGGTGTCGCACAAAGCCTGTCCGCCCTGCGACGCATCACGAAAGAAATGAACTCGTTTTCGAAGGAAGGAAAAGTCCATGACTGAACATCACATCCCGGCCGGTTACATAAAAGACGCTCGCGGCCGGCTCGTTCCGGAGTCGCTTGTCGCGCCGATCGACCAACTGCGCGATCAAACGATCACGTCGCTGATCGACGAAGCGAAGCGCCTGCAGTCGGCAATGGCCGACTTCAAGGCGCGTGCTTTCGGCGACATCGCGGCGTTCGTCGAAGCCAGCCACGAACAGTACGGCGTCAAGGTCGGTGGCGCGAAGGGAAACATTTCCCTCATCACGTTCAATGGTCAGTACAAGATCGTCCGTCAGATCGCGGAACACCTCCAGTTCGACGAACGCCTGCAGGCGGCGAAGGAACTGATCGACGAATGCCTGCGTGAGTGGACGGAAGGCAGCAACGACAAGGTCAAGGTGCTGATCAACGAAGCGTTCCAGGTCGACAAGGAAGGAAACGTGAACACCGGGCGCATTCTCGCTCTGCGCCGCCTCGCGATCGACGACTCGAAGTGGACGAAGGCGATGCGTGCGATCGTCGATAGCATCCGCGTCACGGGAAGCAAGCCGTACATCCGTCTGTACGAGCGCGTCGAGGATAGCGAGGAATATCGCGCGATCAGCCTCGATCTCGCCGTGATCTGAGAGGGCTATCGACATGTCAACCAAAGCGACTGACAACATGACGAATCTGCACATTGCAGGCCACCGCCTCATGATCGGTTATATCCAACCGTCAGCAACCGGGCGACTCGAACTCGGCATCCCTGAGACAATTTTTCCGATCCGCTCGACGTCTGGCTCGGTGCCGGTCTTTATCGACCCAACTCGCACCGCAAGACTGACGGATGAGCAGATTCTGACGATCGCTGCACCGCACTTCGAGGTGTCGGAAAGCCGGTATGGCAAGGATATAAATCCACATCCGCAGTATCACGGCAGCGATCTCAGCGTCATCATGTTCGCGCGTCGCCTCATTGGGGAGGCGTGAAGACCGACCATGCAAAAGCTCTCACGAGAAGAGATTCAAAAGATCGACACCGAGCTGTCGTTTCCTTTCGGTTGCGCCGTGCTTCGTTGTGATGGCAACACCGTCACGATTCAGGTGACGCGGACGAAGCCGCGCCGGTACGACCTCATGGTCTACGTAAACGGCTGGTTCAAAATGGCGTACTTGAAGGAAGCCGCACCCGAGCATCGGTTCTACCGGCCGGTGAAGATCAGCGCTTACAAGCCTTCCGAGCGTGCCAAGATCGAGAAGGAGTTCGGGAAGCGGAAGGCACGTAAGTACTTCCCAAACCTCGACAAGACGTCGACGTACTACATGCCGTCATGGAACACGCCGAGCACGATGCTTCGCCACTTCGCCCGCGTCTGCGAGTCGGTCGCGCTCGTATCGGTAGGTGTGGTGGTGAACACGTCGGTAGAGGCATCCACACAGGAGCCTGCCAATGTCTGACGCCATCATCATCGTGGTCGGCATCGTGTTCCTGGTTTGCCTCTGCCGTCGCGAACTGCGGCGCTGGTGGGGGTCGTGATGCTCATCGCGAAAACGACGCTGTCGAAGATTCACGTTGCGAAGAGCCAACTGGCTATGACCGACGACGAATACCGCGCGGTGCTGCGCAGCATCGCCGGCGTCAGCTCGGCCAAAGAGCTGACGCCGGAGGGCGCGCACAAGCTGTTGAAGCACTTCGAGCGTTGCGGTTTCCAACCGAAGCGCCCGAACGGTCGACGTCCGAACGTCGGCGGCTCACGCGAGCAGCGCCTAAAGAAAATCGAGGCGCTGCTCACGTCGGCCGGCCGGCCGTGGTCATATCTCGACGGGATGGTCAAACGCATTTGCAAGGTCGATGCGATCGAATTCTGCGACGGCGAGATGCTTGGCAAGCTGATCGCCGCGCTGCAGATAGACGCAAACCGAAAGGAGCGTGCATGAACGACGATCTGCGTGATGTGCAGCATCTCTTCCCGCCGCTGGCCAAGACGCTCGTTCGCCTGATTGGGATGGACGCGACGTTGACGCTCGTCGAAAAGATGGGCGGCAGGAAGTTTCCGATTCCGGTTCGCAAGAATCGTCACGGCGAGGCGCGTTTCGAAGAGCTGGCCGAAGTGATCGGTGCCGACGCTGCGTCGAATCTCTGTAAAGCGTTCGGTGGCGAAGACATCGAGATCCCGATTTGCTCGAAGGCGAAGAGGGAACTCATGTTCCGCAACCTCCGGCATGAGTTCGATCACATCACGCGGCAACATAGCAGCCACTACGCCGTAGCGAAGCTCGCCGTAAAATTCGGCACGACCGATCGGCAGGTTCGCCGGATTCTCGGCACGGTCGACAACACCTGCGATACCGCAGATAATCAGTTCCCGCTGTTCTAATCTCCCTCCTGCTACGCGTCGCCCCTCCATCGGGAGGACAGCGACGCGGCCTGTCTCTCAACATTCCGCTGATTAAAGTCGTCCCGTACACGTAACGTATGGGAACGATAGATGGCACGCATCAGTGCAGAGGTAGTCGGAGGGTCGAATGTCCTCGCCTTCCTCGACATGCTCGCAGCGAGCGAGATCGACGCTTGGACACGTCAGAACAGCGACGACGGCTACAACGTGCTGGTCGGCTCGCACGGGCCGATCACGAAGAAGAACAGCGCGGGTGGGCGCTACATTATTCCCGCCAGGCTGCTGACGTTCAGTTCGTACGCCACTCATCCCAACGTCTACAACGCGGAGACGAACTCCACCGCAGCGGGCCGTTACCAGTTGCTGTCGCGCTACTACGCGCCGTACGCGAAGCAGCTCAACCTCCGTGATTTCGGCCCGACGTCGCAGGATCTGATCGCCGTCCAACAGATTCGCGAGCGCCGCGCGCTTCCCTTGATCGCCGCCGGTCAGATCGCCGCCGCGATCAAAGCTTGCTCGAACATATGGGCCTCGCTGCCCGGAAACGACTACGGGCAGCATCAGAACGACATTGCGATGCTCGTTGCCGAATACAAGGCAGCCGGCGGCGCTGTCGCGATCTCGTAACGGCGAGCTGCGATGCATATCAGCGACCTCATCACCGGCCACGACGGCAAGCTGTCGCACGCGAAGCTCTGGCCGAACGTCGCGGCGGCCGTCACTACCGGCATGTTCATCTACCAGGGCTACCGCAACCAACTCACGTTCGATACGTGGCTGATCTATCTCGGCTGCGTCGGTGGCTATTCCGCAGTTATCCAGGCGATCGGCGCTTACCGTGGCCGCGCGCCCAAGGAGGCATCCAGTGGAAATGATCAGTAAGTACGCGAAGGTCGTCGCGGCTATCGCCGTAGCGGCGCTGATCGCGTTCGCGTTCGCCGCAACGTATCAGCACGGATATGACGTCGCCGAAGCGAAAGGCAACCAAGCGCTGTCCGACTACAAGGCACGCCAGGCGAGCGATTCCGCTGCGGCCGCGAGCCAGGCATTCGGCAAATACGCCGACAACGTGCTGCGCGGCCAGCACGCCGAGGCTCAATTCCTCGCCGACCAGGGCACGACCACCGCCCAGATCGGCACCCTCAAGGAGCATATCGATGCTGTTGCGCAACCTCATGTATCTCCCGAGCCGCGTACTTCGTCCGCTGCGTCTGTCGTCACTGTCGATCGTTGTGTGTTCACTCGCGGCTTTGTCAGCGTGTGGAACAGCGCCGCCGGAATCACCGACGACGCTAATGGTGCCCTGCAGGATCGCGCCGGTTCCGGCAGCGTTGCTGGAGCTTCCGCCGCCAATGCCGCCGCTGACTCCGGGGTATCACAGCAAGACGTTCTCGACTGGTTCGTCGACTACGCCGCCCGCGCCCGCAAATCCGAACTAAAACTGAAGGGTGTGAAGGCGGCCCTTCCGGAGCAAGAGGACAGGCAATAGATGTGTGACTTTGACCGCGCGAGCGATATCGAAGAGCAGTATCGCGCACTCGCGATCGCTGCCGCAACGCGACCAGCTCGCAACGCTGACGAATCTGAGGCGTTCTGCCAGAACGAAGAATGCGGCGAGCCGATCCCCGACGAACGTCGCCACGCGGTGCCGGGATGTCGCTTCTGTATCGAGTGCCAGGAGCGACGCGAGCAGGTGCTGAACCGGAGGTATGCATGCAGGTGACACTCGACCCGGCTGCGATATTCATTGGCGTGATCACGCTGCTGATCGGCGCGGTTCAACTCTTCGGCGTGATGTGGATCAAGAGCGTGCAAGCGAAGATTTCCGCATTCGAGCAGCGCGATTCGGCACTGCAAAGCGACATCACTGCGTTGCGTATATCGATTGCACAGGACTACGTTCCGCGCGCCGAGCATCGCGATACGCGTGACGAATTCCGAGACGGTCTGCGGGACATCGACAAGAAGCTGACCGAAATCAACAACAAGCTGTACACAAGCCAGGACAAGAAATGAACGACGAAAGCACGGTTGACAGCCCCGAAATGCAGATGCTTCGCAAGATCGACGCCGGGGTCGACGAATTGAAGGACCAGATGGCCAAGGTCGAAAAGCGTGCGATCAAGTACGGAGCTGCGGCCGGCGCGGGTGCTGGTGCGGTCGCTGGCGGCATCGTCGCGATGGGGATCTCGTTCGCTCGGGCGAAGCTGGGTCTGTAACGCACATGGCCTATCCGAAGGAAGTCCGCGACAAGGTACGTCGTGCATTCGTGTTCGACCGCCTGTCGCTTGAAGTCGCCGCCATGAAGAGCGGCGTCAACTATTCCACCGCACGGCGCTGGAAGGATGACGCACGTGCTGCCGGCGACGACTGGGAGAAGGCCCAGGCGGCACAGCTGCTCGCTGGCGGTGGCATCGAGGGCGCAGCGCGTCAGATGCTTGCCGGGATGGTCACGCAATACCAGGCGACGATGGACGAGCTGGATGGTGCGGAGATGAAGCCGGCCGACAAGGTCGCGATGCTGGCCAGTCTCGCCGACGCGTACAACAAAACGATCAACGCGTCGAAGCGCGTGCTGCCCGAGACGAACGAGCTGGCGATCGCGATGGGCGTTGTGCAGCGCCTAGCCACGTTCATCAAGGATCGCTACCCGGAACACGTCGGCGCGTTCGCTGACGTCCTGGGCCCGTTCGGCGACGAGCTGGCCACCGCCTACGGTTAAAGGAGCGTCACATGAACAATCAGCATCGCATGATCGCGGGATACCGCGATCTCTCGCCTTCGGAAATCGAAGCGATCAATGAGGTCAAGACGCTCGGCAATCAGCTCGGCGAGCTGTTCGATGTTTTGGAGCAGCAGCCCGATATTGACAAGCGCTGGCTCGCGATCGCGAAGACCGACCTCCAACGTGGCTGCAGCGCCATGATCCGTGCAATCGCGCGGCCGACGACGTTTGCGTGATGGTCCAGAAATTTACCGAGAAGGATTTCCACAAGGAAATCGCCGAGCTGCAGGCAGAACTGCGGCGCGACATCGAGGCCCATGCAACGGGCCTCGATCCGTCACCGGCCGCACGCCTGGAGCGCCGTCGACGCGTGCTCGTCGACGGCGACTATCACTTCTTCGCGTACACGTACTTCCCACACCACATTCGCGGCACACCGTCGCTATTCCAGGCGCACTTCTGCAGTCGGTTCCCGAAGCTGCTGCGCCAGGCCGGCGGCTCGCGTGAATGGTGGGTCGCGCCGCGTGGCGAGGCGAAGTCGTCCATGTGTACGAAGATCGGCCCCGTGTACATCATCGTGCAGGGGCTGCTGCAGCGCGAGGAAGTCCGGCGTGAAGTTGGCTGGACCGGCGAGCTGCCGTCGTTCCTCGATTACGTCATCCTGCTCGGTGCCGAGACGTCGCTCCCGACCAAGCTGCTCGAAGTCGTTAAAACGGAGCTGACTGCTAACGCGTCGCTCCAGCTCGACTTTCCGGAAGTGTGCGGCAAGGGTCCGATGTGGAAGGTCGGCGAGTTCATCACGAAGAACGGCGTCAAGGTCGAGCCGTTCGGTGCCGAGCAGGCGATTCGCGGTACGTTCCACGGCGCGAGTCGCCCCAAGGTACTGATGGGCGATGACCTGATAACCGACGCCGAGGCGAAGAGCCCGACCGAACGCCAGAATCGCTGGACGTGGCTGGAAAAGGCGATCGATTACCTTGGCCCGCCTGACGGTAGCGTGAAATACATCGGCGTCGGCACGGTGCTGGACAAGGATGATCCGATCTCGCGCGCGAAGCGCACGATCGGCCATATCGTCCATCACTTCCGCGCGATCGCGCAGATGCCGACGAACATGGATCTGTGGGAACAGTGTGAAGCGCTGATGCTGAACGACGACAAGCCCGCGATCGAAGCCGCTGCCGCGCGCGGTGAGGCGATTGCCGACACCGATCTCCCGTCGCACCGGTTCTACGTCGCCAACCAGGCAGCGATGGACGCTGGCGCCGTCACATCCTGGCCATCCGTGCGCACGCTGTTCTATCTGATGCGCCAGCGCGCGAAATCGCCGCGCGCATTCGCGACCGAGATGCAGGGCGACCCGCGCACCGAGGAAGACAAGGTGTTCGGGCACATCACGTTCTGGGTACAGCGGCTGCAGTCCTGGCTGATGTTCGGCGCGTGCGACCCGTCGATGGGCCGAGGCGAGAAGTCTGACCCGTCCGCAATCCTGGTCGGCGGCCTGGACGTGCCGAGCCGAAAACTCCACGTCATCCATGCGGCGATCAAGCGGCGCGTGCCGTCGAAGCTCGAATCCGATCTGATCGCGGTACAGCAAGAGTTCGGCTGCCTGGCGTTCGGTTTCGAGAACAACAACGCGTACGAGTGGGCGCGACAAGATCTGATCAAGGCCGCGTTGCGTGCCGGCGTTCCGCTGCCGCTCGTCGGTGTGACAGCCACCGTCGCGCCCGAGCTGCGCATCGACTCGCTGGAGCCTTATGTCACTGATCGCGTCGTGCCGTCGATTCTGTTCCACAGCGGATTGACCGCGTTGCTGGCCGAGCTGGAAGAATGGCCGGAGCCGCAGGGCAATCACCACTTCGACGGTCTGACGGCGCTGCACATCCTCTGGATGATCGCGCAGTCTCGTGCGCATTTCGCGACCGGCGGTTACATCGCCGTGCCGAAGCGCGGTAGTAATTCGAAAGACGGGGCGTCGTTCGGCGGACGCTTCGGACAAGGGGCATGGTAGAGGGAAATATGGCAAAGATCGTCGACATCAACGGCAACCCGATCGACAGTCAGGTATTGGCTGAACCGCAAACGTCGAAGCTCGGCTGGCTGACGCAGAGCTTCGAGATGCACCCGGCGCGCGGGCTGACGCCGGCACGCTTGCACAAGCTGCTCGACGCGGCCGAGCGTGGCCAGATCATCGAACAGTCGGATCTCTTCACCGACATGGAGGAAAAAGACGGGCACATCTTCGCGGAGATGAGCAAGCGCAAGCGCGTAATCCTGACGCTCGACTATGATGTCAAGCCGCCGCGCAACGCGAGCGAGGCTGAGAAGGCGCTGACCGAGGAAGTCCGCGAGTGGATCGACGACATGCCCGACTTCGAGGACATGATGCTCGACTGCCTCGATGCCATCGGCCACGGCTTTGCCGCTCTGGAAATCGAGTGGCAGCAACTCGGCAAGCTCTGGTATCCGAAGGCGTTCAACCATCGGCCGCAGCGATGGTTCATGAACCCGATTTCTGATCGCAACCAGATCCGGCTTCGGGGTGCGGACGTCGACGGCCTGCCGCTCTGGCCGGCTGGCTGGATCGTGCATCGCCACAAGGCCAAGTCGGGCTATGTCGCGCGCGGCGGTCTGCATCGCGTCCTGGTGTGGCCGTACCTGTTCAAGAATTACAGCGTGCGCGACCTGGCCGAGTTCCTTGAAATCTACGGCCTGCCGCTGCGCGTCGGTAAATACCCGTCCGGTTCGACCGACGACGAGAAGAATGCGTTGCTGGCCGCAGTGGCTGGCATTGGCCACAACGCGGCCGGCATCATTCCGGAATCGATGATGATCGACTTCCAGCAGGCTGCAGACGGAACGCACGTGCCCCACATGTCGATGGTGGAATGGTGCGAACGCACGGAATCGAAAGTCATCCTGGGCGGCACGCTGACCAGCCAGGCAGACGGCAAGTCGTCGACGCACGCGCTCGGCAACGTCCACAACGAAGTGCGTCACGACCTGATGACGTCAGACGCGCGGCAACTGGCCAGCACGATCACGCGCGACCTCATCTATACGATGATCATCCTCAACCGCGGGCAGATCGATCGCCTGCGGTGCCCGCAATTCGCCTTCGAGACACGCGAGCCGGCGGACCTTGAAATGTTCTCGCGAGCCATCCCGCCGCTCGTCGCGATGGGACTGAAGGTCAAGCGCACCTGGGCGCACGAGAAACTGTCGATTCCCGAGCCGGAAGACGGCGACGAGCTGCTGTCGATTCCCAACCCGGAGATGACCGTGCCGCCGGAGCTGCGCCCGAAGGCGAATGTGCCGCCTTCGATCGGTGCCAAAACAGCCGCGAATTCTCGCATCCGGTATGTCGCGGTGATGACGAACGAGCGCGGCGAAGTCATCTATCCGGATCAGCACGCGCTCGACCAGGCGGCCGCATCGCTGCCGTCCGATCCGGTCGACGCAGCGATGCAGAAGCTGCTCGCGCCCGTCATCATGGCGATCCGGAACGGCCAGTCCCCTGACGATGCAATCGAGCGGTTGCTCGCGGCCGAGCCGGACATGGATGAAACCGAGATCGCCGAGCTGCTCTCGCGTGCGATGTTCGTCGCCGACATCTGGGGTCGCGTCAATGGCGGTTGATCTCGCTCACGCGATCGGCCTGCCGCCTGAGAAGGCGATCGCCTACTTCGAGTCGAAGGGCTACAAGATCGGGTTTCGATGGCAGGACGTCGCGGCCGAGACGCACGCGCGTGCTTTCACGGTTGCGGGCGTAATGAAGGTGGATGTGCTCCAGGACATCCGCCAGGCGCTCGCGACGTCGCTGGAAAAAGGCACGACGCTCGCCGACTTCAAACGGCAGCTCACGCCGGTCCTCGAGCGCAAGGGGTGGATCGGCAAGGGCATGATCGTCGACCAGGACACGGGCGAGATCGAGGGCAAGCGGCTGACACCACGGCGACTGGACACCATCTTCCAGACGAACATGCAGTCGACCTATATGGCCGGTCGGTATGCTTCCCAGCTCGAGGCGGTCGACACCCATCCATATTGGGAGTACGTCGCGGTGCTCGACAGCCGCACGCGACCGGCACACCGCGCGCTCGCCGGATCGGTGTATCGCTATGACGATCCGTTCTGGCAGACGTTCTATCCGCCGAACGGGTATCGATGCCGCTGCCGCGTCCGCACGCGCACTCAGGGCTATGTCGACCGCAACGACGTGCCGGTGCGGTCCAGCGCCGGTCGCCTGGAGGAAGTCGACCAGCTCGTCGGTCGGGACGGTCAGACGCAGCCGGCGATCGCATACAAAGACCCGGCGACCGGAAAGAAGGTGCTGCCCGATCCGGGTTTTGGCTCGAACCCCGGTGCGGAATGGGCGAAGCCGTTCACGCCCCCGCCGATGAATACGCTGCCGCAAACGCTGCCGGCCGGTGCCGAGTTGCCCTCGCTGCCGCCAGCGACGCACGTGCGCCCCGACGCCATCCTGCCGGCGGGCCTGCAGCCTGAGCAATACGCCCAGGCATTCATGCGCGAGTTCGGCGCGACGCTCGGCAAGCCAGCCACCTATCGCGACGTCACGGGCGAGCTGCTCCAGGTGAACGAATGGATGTTCAAGGATGGGGCTGGCCGCTGGGCGACGAACCTGGCAGACCGTGGCCGCGATGCCGCGCTTTTGGCACAGGCGGTCAAGGAGCCGGATGAGGTGTGGCTCAGCTGGGCGCAGCTCGACGGCGCATGGTCTCTGCGTCGCCGTTACATCCAGACGCTGCAGAGCGAGGCCGGCGATTGGGGCGTGTCGGTTTTCGACCAGGGTCAGGACGGCTGGACCGGCAGCGTGACGTTCCCGGCCGACGTCGGCGCGTCCGACGACGACCGACGCGCGTACCTGGACACGATGCGCGGGACGTTCCTGCGCTACCGTCGGCACAAGGGGGACAAGTAGATGGCCAACAGCATGATCGACGTTGAGATCGACGACTCCCGGTTCGAGGCCTTCATGGCTCGGGTTCGGGCGCTGATGAAAGACGCCTCACCGGTGACCAGCTTGATTCTTGAATCGATGTGGGGCGCGGTCGAGGAAAACTTCGCGCAGCAAGGCCGGCCGAAATGGCTCGGCCTCAAACCGTCGACACTCAAGCGCCGTGGCGGCGAAGCCGGTTCCGAGAAAATCCTGACCAGGTCCGGACATCTGGCGGGCAGCTTCTCGAAGACGCATGATGCGACCACGGCCCGTGTTGGCACTAATGTTGTATACGCGGCGATCCACCAGTTCGGCGGTACGATCCAGCGCCATCCCATGTCCGGCTACGTTCGGTTGCGCAAGGATCGAAACGGGATGTTGCTGCGGCAGGCTGATCATCCGCACCTGGCCGTGTTTGCGAAGAACGGTCACAAGCGGGTCAAGATCGTGAAGTGGACGCGCTCCCAGGGCTGGACGATCAAGATTCCGGCGCGGCCGTTTCTTGTCCTGACCGAGTCCGACAACGTCGAAATAGAGATGGACGTCTCGGCCTACCTCCGCCGATTAGTCGACCAGTAATCCGAAGCCGATTGGAGCCGCTCCGGCCCCTCGGTGGCCCCGATGTATCAAGTCGGGGGCGTCGGGGCCGTTAAACCCCCGTTAAAATCGCTCGCAGGGGTATTCGATCCTCGCCACTTCCTTCCGCATCGCGCGATTGGTCCGTCCCAGGGACGGCAATCCACTTATCTCAGGTTGATCCGGCCGCCACCATGGCGGCATGGACAAGCTCTTCTTCGCCTCCCTCTCGCTGGAGATCACCCCCGGTTCCGGCACGCTGCAGTTGCTTCCGGCCGGCGACTTTCGTGCGAACGACGGCCGCCCCGTCGAATGCGCCGCCTGGCGCGTGACTCCGGACGGCGCAAAACGCCTGGTCGCGGCCATGGCCGCCCGCAAGTCGCCGATGGTGCTCGACTACGAGCACCAGACGCTGTCGGCCGCAACGAGCGGTACGCCCGCGCCGGCCGCTGCCTGGATCAAGGCAGTCGAGTGGCGCGATGGCCAAGGGCTGTATGCCACCGAGGTCGAATGGACCGCACGCGCCTCGGCGTTCGTCGATGCGAAGGAATACCGGTTCATCTCCCCGGTGTTCACCTACGACGCTGACGGCAACGTCCTGCAGCTCATCAACGCGGCGCTGACCAACAACCCGGCGCTCGACGGCATGGACGAAGTGATGCTCGCTGCGGCATCGCGCCTGGTCTCCCCCGAATTTTCCCCCGCTGGCCGCGACGCGCCGGCCCATTCCGTTAAGGAGCCTTCAATGAAAGAGCTGTTGGCCGCGCTGCGGCTGATCTTCAACTTGCCGGCGACGGCCACCGAGCAGGAGGCAACGGCCGCCGCCACTGCATTCGCGAAGGTGCTCGGCGCGACCGACGCCGCGCCCGTCGACGTGCGTGCGGTGCTCACGTCCCAGGGCGAGCGCATCACCGCGCTCACCAGTGCGACGCCCGATCCGGCGAAATACGTGCCGATCGAGACGATGAATGCGCTGCGTGACCAGGTCGCGACGCTGACCAATCAGTCGCAGCAAGGCCAGGTCGACGGGCTGATCACCGCAGCCCTGTCGGACGGCCGGCTGCTGCCCGCCCAGGAGTCGTGGGCGCGCGACCTGGGCAAGTCGAATTTTGCGCAGCTCACGAAGTATCTCGACACGGCCACGCCGATCGCGGCGCTGCGCGGCACGCAGACCGGTGGCCGTGAAGTGGGCGGCGGCAAGGATGCCGAAACCACGGCGGTGGAAGGCGAGCTGGCGGTCTGCCGTCAGCTCGGCCTGACGCCGGAACAGTACGCCAAGACCAAGGGAGGTGCGAAGTGAGCGCGACGACCCAGGATCGCAACACCCCGTACATCGACGGCGAGATCGTCGGCATTCCGGTGAAGGCCAACACCTTGATCCGGGCGGGCGTCATCGTCTGCGCCAGCGCGACCGGCTTCGCGGTCGAAGGCGCGACGGCGGCCAACCTGACGTACATCGGTCGCGCCGATCAGTACGTCGATAACTCGGCCGGCGCTGACGGTGCGAAGACCGTCCAGGTTCGTCGGCTGAAGGCGTTCAAGTGGGAAAACTTCGGCACCGACGCCGTCACGCTGGCGCTGCTCGGCAAGCCGTGCTTCATCGTCGACAACCAGACGGTGGCGGCGACGGACAGCGCGGGCACGCGCTCGAAGGCCGGGATCGTCGTCGGTGTCGATGCCGATGGTGTCTGGGTTCAATAACAGGAGCAACCATGCTGGTCAACGCACAATCGATCAATCAGATCTTCATCGGCCTGCAGGCCATCTTCAACAACGCGTTCGAGGCCGCGCCGTCGACGTGGCAGCAAATCGCGATGCTCGTACCGTCGAGCAGCCGCGAAGAGCTGTACGCCTGGCTCGATCGCTTCCCGAAAATGGCGAAGTGGATCGGCGACAAGAACGTCAAGGCGTTGAAGGCGCACGGCTACACGGTCGTCAACGACGACTTCGAAGCGACCGTCGAAGTCGACCGCAACGACATCGACGACGATCGCCTCGGCATCTATGCGCCGCAGGCGCAGAACGCCGGCTACTCGGCCAAGCAACTGCCCGACGAGATCATCTACGACCTGGTCAATCACGCGTTCGAGAAGAACTGCTACGACGGCCAGTACTTCTTCGACACCGATCACCCGGTCGGGCGCGGCGTCACGTCGAACAAGTTCGCACTGCCGCTGACGATCGCCGGCCAGGCCGCCGCGATCGCGACCTACGGCGCGGTGCGCACGGCGATGCGCAAGGTGCAGGACGACGAAGGCCGGCCGCTGAACATCACGCCGAACATCCTGCTCGTCCCGCCGGCGCTGGAAGACGTGGCCAACGCCCTGATGACGAACGACCGCCTCAACGACGGGCAGCCGAACCCGTACAAGGGCACGTCGAAGGTCGTGTGTGATGCACGCCTGCTGTCGGATACCGCGTGGTACCTGCTCGACACGACCAAGCCGATCAAGCCGTTCGTGTACCAGGAGCGCAAGGCACCGGTGTTCGTGCAGCAGATCGACCCGGAAGCGGCCGACGTGTTCATGCGCAAGAAGTTCAAGTTCGGCGCGGAAGCGCGTGCGGCCGGCGGCTTCGGCTTCTGGCAGCTCGCGGCCGGCTCGACCGGCGACGGCCCGATCCCGCAGTAACACCTCGCCCCTGAGAACAGCCGCGCGACGCCGATAAGCGCGGAGGAAGGCAGTCCCGGAGCTGCGGCCAATGGTGGGCTCCGGTTACGCGACACGTATACATATAGGACAGGTCATGGCAAAGCAGAAACACCCGGCCATCTCGGTCGCAGCCAAGCAGGACACTTTTCGACGCGCTGGACATGTGTTCGGCCGCGAAGCGAAAACCATCGCGCTGGCGGCGCTTCACCCGGACGCATACCGCGCGATCACCGAGGACAAGTCTCTGGTGGTGGTCCACACGGCGACGGAACTCGACGAGGCGGAAGCGAAGCGGCTCGCGCACCACGACGCGGACCACGTGGTGAAGCACCTGGCCAACGTCGACACGCTGACACTGCAGGTTAGCGAGGACGACGCGAAGCGTGCACTGGCACTCGCTGACATCGAGGCGGATCTGTCGCAGCGTGAAGCGTCAATCAAGCTGCGCGAGGCCGATCTGACAGCGGCCGAAGTCGAGTTCGAAGCGGCCGATGCGGACCTGAAGCGCCGCGTCGCCGAGTTCGACGAACGTGTCGCCGGCCTGGTCACGCGCGAGAACGAACTGGACGCGCGGACGGCCCAGCTCGACGAGCGCCAGGCTGCGATCGACGCGGCCGAGAAGTCGACGGCCGGCGCGAAGAACGGTGGCCATGGCCGGAAGGCGTAAGCCATGGGATACGCCACGCAGGCCGATATGGTGAGCAGATTCGGGAGCACGGAAGTTATCGCGCTCACGGATCGCGAGCGCCTGGGCGAGATCGATTCGGTATTGCTGGCGAGCGCGCTGGAAGATGCAGCGGCCGAGATGGATACGTATCTCGCTGGCCGGTACCGCCTGCCGATCACCACCGTGCCGCGCTTTCTCGCCGGTTTGTGCTGCGACATCGCCCGCTATCGCCTGGTCGGCGCGGAGGCTCGGGACACCGATGAGATCCGCAACCGCTATCGCGACGCTATCAAGTTCCTGACGATGGCGGCCGACGGTACGGTGACGCTCGGCGTCGACCCGGCCGGCGCGACCGTGCAGCCCGGCAACACGGTCCGCTTCGATCAAGGCACGCGGATTTTTTCGACGCGTGACCGAGGGGCGTTCTGATGAGCGACACGACATCCGCCGCTGCCGGCACCTACGTGCCGATCATCACGGCCGTCGAGCTGGCGATCGTCGACCGCCTGAAACGCGGCCTCGGTCGTATGGTCTCCGAGATCAAGACGTACGGCGGGGAATTCGACAGCGATGAACTCGATTCGGTCGTGCGTCGTTTCCCGGCCGCGTGGGTGACCTTCGGTGGTGTACATCGCACTGAGCCGCACAGCACCAGCCGTTCGAAGTGGCGGTCGGAAGCGGTCTTCGTCGTGATGGTCGGCGCGCGTAGCGTGCGCAGCGAGGAATCCAGTCGGCATGGTGGCGTGGCGAAAACCGAGGTCGGCACGAACCTGCTGATTTCGTGCGTGCGGCACCTGCTTAATCAGCAAGACATGGGCTTGCCGATCCGGCATCTCGCGCCTGGTCCGATCCGCACCCTCTTCAACACGCAGGTGCGTGGCGATGCGATGTCGGTCTATGCGCTGGAGTTTCGGACGGCATGGATCGAAGACACGCTGTTCGTCGGCGCATTTCCGGAGGGGGCGTCGGACGGCCCGCTTGGCAAGGTGTTCGAGGATTACGGTGGCCAGATCGACCCGCCTACGCCGGACTGGGAGACGACGCTGCTGTCGTACTTCCTCAAGCCTGGTACCGATCGGCCCGCCGACGCCCAGGATCTCGTACGAATGAATCAGGAGTGAGCATGAAGGTAATGGCAAGAGCCGGGCTGAGTGTCCCGAAAGAAGGCAAGCCGCGTCAGTACATCACCGATAGCGACGCCGTCGACGTCCCTGAGTCGGCGTACTACATGCGCCGCGTCAACGATGGCGACCTGGTGCGCCAAGTCGTACCGACCGACGCAACCGAACCCCCGGTCGCTGTCGAGCCGGCCGCAGATCCCGCCCCGGCCACGGACGCGGGTGCCAAAAAAGCCGCGAAAGGAGTCTGATTGTGTCGAGCGCGAATATCAGTTTTGACACCATCCCGTCGAGCTTGCTGAAACCCGGCAAGTATTTCGAGTTCAACACGAAGCTGGCCGTCCGCACGCTTCCCACCAACGCGCAGAAGGTGATCGTCCTCGGGCAGCGTCTCGCGACTGGCCAGATCGCCGCGCTCGTGCCGGAACAGGTTTTCTCCGGCGATCAGGCGGCGCTGTACTTCGGTGCTGGCTCGCTCGCACATCGCGCGGCCGTCGCGGCGATGAAGGCAAACGCCTATGTTGCGCTGACCGTGATCGGCATCGACGACGCGGCGGCCGGCATCGCCTCGAAAGCCACGGTGACGTTTTCCGGGCCGGCGACGGCGGACGGTGCCTACGCGCTGTTCATTGGCCTCGACCGCGTCGACGTTGCCGTCGCTGCGGGCGCGACAGCCGCAGACGTCGCCACGAGCTTTGCGACGGCGATCGCGCAGGCGACATCGCTGCCGGTTACTGCATCCGCGGCTGACGGTGTGCTGACGCTGACGGCGAAGAACAAGGGAGCGGCCGGCAATTCGATCGCCGTGTCGCAGCTCGGCCAGGCGGCCGGTGTGTCGGCCGTGATCGTTCCGTTTGCGGGTGGCTTGAATGACCCCGACATCGCGCCCGCTCTCGCCGCCGTCTTCGGGGCCACCTACGACGTGTATTCGCTCGGTACGCCGACGCAGGAATCGTTGACCAAGCTGCGCACGCACCTCGACGCTATCTCGCACGCGCTCGAACAACGGCCGGCGATCGCGGCAATCGGATCGGGCGTCACGCTGGCGACGGATACCACCCTCGCTGGTCAGATCAACAGCGGTCGCATCTCGCTCGGCTGGTATTCGGGATCGGTCGCGCTGCCGGCGGAAATCAGCGCGGCCTATGCCGCCGTGGTTGCGAGCGAGGAAGATCCGGCACGACCGCTCAACACGCTTCCGCTCACCGGCCTGGACGTTACGCCCGTGACTGCCTGGGCGGGCCGCACCGAACAGGAATCGGCGCTGCACAACGGCGTCACGCCGTTCGAAGTCGGTCCCGGCAACGTCGTCCAGATCGTCCGGGCTGTCACCACGTACACGAAGGATGCGCAAGGGATCGACGATCCGGCACTGCTCGACCTGACGACGATCCGGACGATGGACTATGTACGCAAAGCGTGCCGTCAACGTATCGCATTGCGCTTTCCGCGCGAGAAGCTGTCTGAAAAGACGCCGCCGAAGGTTCGCAGCGAGCTGCTCGACGTTTTGTACAAGCTCGAGGAGCTGGAGATCGTCGAAAACGTCGCGGCGAACGCCGACAAGCTGATCGTCGAGCGGGATCTGCAGAACGTCAACCAGTTGAACGCCGCGATCCCGTGCGATGTCGTGAACGGTCTGCATATTTTCGCGGGCCGGATCGACCTGATCCTGTGATCGAAAGCGTTCTATAACGATAGGAGCCAGCCATGGCATTGGAAGAATACGTCGGCGCGATCGTGCTCGAAGTCGACGGCAAGGAAGCCGAGGTCGTGTCGGTGAGTCCGACCTCGAAGACCGGCAAAAAGCCGGTGCCGACCATGAACCGCACCGGTCGCGTGAAGGGATTCGCACGCGGGATCGAGTCGCACGAAATGAAGGTTACGGTCGTGATCCCGCTGTCGGGCGATGAGATCGACTGGTGGAACATGGAAGGCGGCAAGCTGACCATCTTCCCGGTGTCGCCGGGTGGAAAGCGTGTGAGCTACCAGGACTGCGTCACGATCGACATGGGTGACCAGTACACGGCCGACAACGAAGCGCGCCGTGATCTTTCGATTTTCTCGACTCGACGGGTGGAAGAATGAAACAGACGGAAACGGGTTCGCTGGAATACGGCATCGAGTATCCGGAAGACAGCGGCGAGTATCACTACAACTTCGAGCTGCGTCTCGCCACGGTCGCGGACAACATTGCGGCATACGAGGAACCGACCATCATCGGTGGCAGCGTCTGCAACATGCGCGTGAATGCTGCCGTGCTGGCCCGTAGCATCGTGTCGCTCGGGACTGTTCCGAAGGAAGCTATCACGGCCGCTCTCATCGATACGGCCGTCGACAGCGATTACGACATGCTGTTTGCGGCGCAGGAAGAGCTCAAAAAAAAGCGAAGAGCGTTGAAGCCCGGCAACATTCAATCCGACTTGCCGCCGTCGTCCTCGGGCAGCACGGCATAAGCGACGAACGATTCCGGCAGTTGACCGAAGTCGAACTGGACGGCTATCTCGACGCCATCGCCACGCTTCGCGGCAAGAGGCCGAAGCGTGGCGGCCAGCATACCGAAGAAAGAACCATCAAGAGCTTGCGTCGCAAGCGCCTCAAACTGAAGACCTGACCTATGTCCCGCGATCTCGAAGTTGGCATGACAATCCGGATGCGGGACCAGGTCTCCGCACCGCAGCAGCAGGTTGATCGCAACGTCCAGCGCGGCGTTAAACAAACGGCACAGGCATACACGGATATGTCGCGTGTCGCGGTCACGTCGAGCCGTATGCTGTACGACGTGCGCATGACGCAATCCGCGCGCACCGAACAGGCTGTCCAGCGCAACATCCAGCAAACGCAGGCAGCCCAGGCACGCGCCGATCGCAACACCTTGACCTCGTCGCAGCGCCTTGCGAACGCGCGGCAGCAACTCGAAATCAGGTCCGAGCAGACCATTCGCCGCGAGATCGACCAGACGATTGCCGCATACAACCGTCTCGCGCGTTCCGGCTTCGCGTCGACCAACGAGCAGGCGCGCGCATTTGCGGCGCTGAGTGCCCGAGTCGCGGATCTGCGTCGCGAGCTGAGTGGTGTCCAGCAGCAAGAAAGTGCACTGGCCCGTACCGGACGCGGGATCGGGATGGCTTGGAAGGCTGGCGCGGCCGTCGCCGGCGCTGCAGCTGGTGCAATGGTCGCCGCACCGGCGATCAGGGAGACCATGGCATACGATCGCCGTCTCGCGATGATGTCGAACACGGCCTTCTCTGATCGTGATCTGGCCGGTCGCAAGGCAGGCATGACCGAGCTGAACAACGCGATCGTCGATGCAGTGCGATCGGGCGGTGGGTCACGAGAGCAAGCGGCCGACACGCTCGACAACCTGCTTGCTTCAGGTGCGATCAGCCAGAAGTCTGCCGTCAACCTTTTGCCGACCCTTCAAAAATTCTCCACGGCGACCGGCGCTGATCCGAATGAGCTGGGTAACATCGCTATCCGTGCGATGCAGAACTTCGGTATCAAGGAAGAAGATGTCCCCCGCGCGCTCGACATGGCGCTGAAGGCAGGCCAGGCCGGTGGCTTCGAGCTGCGCGACATGTCCAAGTGGCTGCCTCAGCAGATGGCAATGGCGAAGCAGATCGGCATGAGCGGTCTGAAGGATTTCGGCAAGCTCGTCTCGGCCAACCAGGCGATGGTGATCACCGCCGGTACGAAAGACGAAGGCGGCAACAACTTCGTCAACTTGCTTGAGAAGATCAATTCGGCAGACACGCAGCTCAAGGCGAAGAAACTCGGGATCGATCTGACCGCAAGTTTAGTTTCGTCTCGGGCCAAGGGAACGAACCCGCTCGATGCGTTCGTCGGGATTGGCGATCGCATCTTGGCGCGCGACAAACGCTATCAGGCATTGAAGGCGCGGCTCGCGACCGCGACTGGCGATGAACGTAAAGAGATCATGGAGAGCCAGATTCAGCTTCTCCAAGGTACAGCTATCGGCAAAATCTTACACGAGCGGCAAGCGCTCGCTGGATACGTCGCATACACCGGTCAGGCTGACTATCTAAAGCAAGTTGAATCGAAGGTGTTCGATCCCAATCGGGCGATCGACGGCAACTTCGCGATGATTGCGCAGACGCCGTCATTCAAAGCAGCGCAGCTCGAAAACGAACGTGTGTTCGCGCAACAGAACATCATGAACGGTCTCAATCGCTCGCTTGGCGACACGGCTACGAAGCTGACCGATTACGCTCGGAAGTATCCAGAGCTGACTGCCGCTATCGAAGGCACGACGCTTGGATTGCGAACCTTGACGGCCGCGCTGACACCGCTTGCGTTTCTCGCCATGATTCGCGGCGGCGCTGGCGTAGCAGGAGCTGCAGGCGCCGCAGGGGTCGCAGGTGCAGTCGGTGCTGGCGCGGCCGGCGCAGCAACGTTCGGCGCACGCGCAGCCGGCATGGCCAGGTCGCTCGGCCCGGTTGGTACTGCGATTGGCATCGGCGTCAGCGGGTTGGAGGCGTATTCGATCTCGAACGATGAGTCGATGACGCCTGATCAGAAGAAGGCCGGTTACGTGCGAGTCGGAACGGGGGCGCTGATGGGTGGCGTAGCTGGTGTCGCTGGTGGTGCACTAGCCGGCGCTGCGGCTGGTTCTGTCGTGCCTGGCTTCGGTAACGTCGTCGGTGCTGGCGTCGGTGCTATCGCGGGCTACTTTGGTCACGACCTGGGCGAGCGCCTCGGCAAGATGATCGGTGACGCGATCTTTACGCAGAAAAAAGACGAGAAACCGCCCATCATCGAAAGCCACGTCGCATTGAACATTGATGGCCACCAGCTTTATGAGTTCGTGACTGTCGCTGGTCAGAAGGCCGCTTTAAGGAACTGACATGGCCTGGAAAGATACTCTGCAGGATGCGTCGTTCCGGGGTGTCGTGTTCGATGTTCAGCGCACCGACGATCCGATCGAACGCGCAGTCGCACGCTATGCGTATCCCTACGTCGACGGCGAAGACATTGTCGATCTGGGTCAAAAAGCGCGCGAAACATCGCTCACGGCGATCTTCTTCGGCGATGACTACGAAGATCGCCTGAAGACGTTTTTAAACGCAATCTCGCAACCTGGTCCGGGCGAACTGGTGCATCCGGTGTTTGGCAGCATGCCGAGCATGCAATTCCTCGGTGGTCACGTGTCGCACGCGGCCGAGAATGTCGACGCGTGCCAGGTCGAGCTGCGTTTCGCCAAGGCCAATCCTGGCAATCCGTTCTTCACGGGTGAAGTCGCGACGCAACGTGCAGACGCTACCGCCCAGGTCGCGCAGTCGGCGCAGGACAACAGCGTGAGCGCATTCGCCAAGGCAATGGATGCCTTGAAGTCGTCGAAAGCCGGCCTGCGACGACTCAACGCGCTGCGCGACCTGATGTCCGACACGCTCGGGCCGATCCGCAGTCTCGTCACCGGCTTCCGGTCGACGGTCCTCGACTACGTCGATTTTCCACGAGCATTCGCGAGCGACCTGATCGGCCTGGTCAGCGGCGTCACCGACTTCCGCGCGTTCGACGCGGGCCTTGTCATGTCGGACTGGGGCGGTCTGTTGTCGCAGATGGACACCATCGTCAAGCTGCCGGCGTCGGCTTCGTCCGGCGAGACCGTAGCGATTCCAGGCACGCCCCCGTCGGCGGCCGGTAACGCGTCGATCGCCGCCGCATCGCGATCACGCGATGCCGATCCGGCCGACGTTGCGATGGTTTCGACGTTGGTCAGCGCAGTGGTCGCCACGACACTGGCCGGCATCGCGTCGGACGTACTGGCGAACGAGCTGGACAAACCGACGTTGACGCCGGACGACATCGAGTCGATCTCGAACGACACGCGCTCACGTCTGCAGGATGCGATCGACGACACGCGGAATTCCTTGCCGCTCGTCGACTATCGCCCCGTCGTCGAGCCGATGAAAGACACGGCGCTGGCGGTTCAGGAGCTGGCCGTCGACGTGATCGACCAGTTGCCACCGATCGTGTCGCGAACGATCGAATCGCCGTCCAACCTGACATTGATCTCATTCCGCTGGTACGGCGACTATTCGCGCTCGGCCGAACTGATGCGCCTCAATCCAGGCATCCGCAATCCCAACTTCGTCAACCGTGGAGACGTGCTGCGTGGCTACGCAAGATGACACCGTATCGGTCCTGATCGGCGGTCACGTCCATAGCAAATGGACGGCCTACACGATCGACTCGGACTTGCTCACGCCGGCCGATGCGTGGGAAGTACGCCTGGCAAAACCAAACGGCCCCATGCCGGCGTCGATCGCAGCGGGTAAGCCCGTGCAGGTCAAGGTCGGCTCCGAGACCGTGCTCGTCGGCTACGTCGACGCGATCCGTCGCCGTACCAGCAAGACGCAGAAGACGCTATCGATCAACGGCCGGGATCTGGCGGCGATCCTTCGCGATTGCTCCGCGCCCATCTTTACCGCGAAGCAAGTCACGCTTCACGACGTTGTCGCGAGCATCGTGCGGCCGCTCGGTATCACCAAAGTCAGAATCGACACTGCGAAAGAGATCCCCGCCTGGGACAAGGTGTCGGTCGATCCAGGCGATACCGCATGGGATGCCCTGGTGCATGCGGCCGAGGGCGAAGGCTTGTGGCCGTGGTTCGATCCGGACGGTACGCTGGTTATCGGCGGCCCGGACTATAACGCCCCGCCTGTCGCGAAGCTGATCATGCGTAACGACGGTGTTGGCAACAACGTGGAATCGTTCGACGAAGATCAGTCGATCGCCGAACGTTACTCGGACGTGACCGTGCTGGCCCAATCGCACGGCAGCCGTGCCGAGCGCGGGAAGAACGCGCTGAAGGCGACCGTCAAGGATTCGGAGGTGTCTGTCTACCGCCCGAAGGTCTACGTCGACCATGACGCGCCGAACCTCGACGCCGTCACGGCGCGCGCACGCAAGATCATTTCGGATTCGCGGCTTCACGCGCATACGCTGAAAGCGGTCGTCAAGGGTCATCGCACCGCAGGCGGCACGCTGTGGAAGCCAGGGCAGCGCGTCCACATCGTATGGGAGGAATACGGCATCGATGCCATTTACTTCCTGATGGGTCGACGGTTCGAGGGTGGTCGAGAGGTCGGTGCGCGAACGACGCTCACGTTTAAAGAAGACGGTGTATGGGTGCTCGACGCGCATCCGCACACGAAGCGCAAGCATCGCCACAAGGAAAGCGGCCCGCTGTCGATCATCACGACGGATGCGAGCGGCAACACGACGGAGTCGAAGCAATGATTCGCGAGGTCCAGAAGCAGATCGATCGCGCTCTTGCGGGCGTGCGTCAGGCATACCGGGCCGTGATCTCGCTTTGTGCGAGCGACACGCCCGTGCAGCTCGCTCAGGTCGACGGGCTGGCCGGAGAGACCACGCCGGATCTGGAGCTGTTCCAGCATTACGGGTTCACTTCCAACCCGCCAGCCGGATCGATGGCGGTTGTCATCCCGCTTGGAGGGCGAACGAGTCACGGTGTGATCGTGGCCACCGAACATGGGGCTCGAATCCAGAGTTTGAAATCAGGGGAAACGGCCATATACACGGCCGAGGGCGACTCGATCGTAATGCGCAACGGTCGGATCATCGAGATCACAACCGAGACGCTCAACATCAAGGCGGCCACGGCGGTGAACATCGACACGCCCGCCGTCAACATTACGCAGCGGCTGAACGTCAAGGAACAAATCACTGGCCAGGGCGGCATGTCTGTATCAGGCGGAGACGGTGTCGAGGTCGACGGCAGCATGAAGGTCTCCCAAGATGTGACGGCCGCTGGCAAGAGCCTCGTTCACCACAAGCACCGATACGACGACGGCGTAACGGACGAGCCGCTCTAGCCGTCCCAGGGACAGCCAACCACGCGTTTCAACCGTCCATGCTCGCGAAAATCGACGCATGGACGCGCTTCTCGACCCGACGACTGGAGACTACACCGGCACGCGCACGCAATCGCTCGCGAACGCAGTGTATCTCCGACTTCAAACGCCACTCGGCTCCTATTGGGCCGATCCCAATCTGGGATCGCGCCTGCACGAACTCCAACGCGAGAAAGACACGCCGCGCGTGCGTGCCCTGGCAGTGCAGTACGCCGAGCAGGCGCTGCAGCCGCTCCTCGACGATCGCCGCGCATCCGACATCACTGTCACCACCGCAGACTTCCAGCCTGGCTGGATGGTGCTGTTGATCGCCGTCACTGACGCGACCGGTGATGTTCAACATTTCAAGCATCCGGTAAAGGTGTCCTGATGGCAGCCGTGGTCAAGAACCTGGACGAGATTCGTGCCGATCAGCTGCGTGAGATTTTGAACCAGCTTCCCGAAGCGGACACCAGCTCGGATTCCGATTACTTCGTGCGCGCGAGCGGCGTCGGCAGCGCTGTTGAAGGGCTGTATGCCTATCAGCAGTGGCAGACGAAACAGATCTTCCCCGACAGCGCCGACCCGGAATACTTGCTGCGTCACGCTGCACTCTACGGCATGTCGCTGAAGCCGGCGGTCGCTGCGAGCGGCACGCTGAAGGTGTTCGGGAACGTTACAACGGCTGTTCCGTCCGGCCTGCGTTTTAACATCGGCGCATTGGGTTACACGACGACGTCGTCTGGAACCATCGGTGCGGATGGAACGGCCGTCGTCACGGTGACTGCCAACGACACTGGCTCGGCGAGCAACATCGCCAGCCCGGTTTCCGTGCAACTCATGTCAGTTCCGTCCGGCCTGCAGAGTCAAGCCATGCTGCTGACGATGACGGGCGGCCTCGAAACAGAAACCTACAGTCAGTTGCTCTCGCGCCTTCTCGACCGGCTGCGCAATCCTCCCGGCTCGGGGAAGCTTTCGGACTATCGGCGCTGGGCGCTCGAAGTTCCGGGTATCACTGCCGCGTATGTGTATCCCCATCGCACGGCGGTCGGTCATATCGACGTCGTCGTGGTGAGCGGCAATGCGCTACCGAGCCAGGACGAGATCGATGCGGTCATGCTCAACATCAATCTGAACCGACCCGGCGCGTGTCGCGGCATCAGCGTCTTCGCGCCGGAGCTGGTCGTGGTCGACCACGTGATCCAGGTCGAGCTGGAAGGCGTCGATAAGGACGCGCTGAAGACTGCGATCACGCCGCAGTTCGCGTCTTACTACGACTCGCTGGTACCGGGCGCGACCGTCGTGAAGTCGAAGCTTGAGGGCATCGTGTCCGACGCAAACGGCGTCATCGATCGCAACTTCGTGACACCGGCCGGCAACGTGTCGACCGTCATCGACGCATCCGCAGTTCAGTGGGCACGCCTCGGGCTGATCACGATCGAGGACATGTCATGAAGCACGCCACGCTTCTCGCGCTCCTGCTGCCGCCGACGAGCTACGACAGCACCGGCCAGCGCATCGCTGCCGCATTGGCAGCCGAAGGCAAGGTACTCGACGATGCGCAGGCCAACGGGCTGGCCACGCTCGACGCGATCACTCCGGACGGCGACTTGGAGATGCTCGCGTCGTGGGAGCGCGTGTACGGTCTGCCCGATCCGTCGCTCGGCGCGAACCAGTCGCTCGAGCTGCGCCTCGCGTCGCTCATTCAACGGATCAATGAGACCGGCGAATTCACACGCGACGTGATGGTGTGGGCAGCACTCAGGCTCGGATACAGCATCTCGTTCACCGAGTTTCATCCGTTCCAGGTCGAGAGTCCTGTCGAGCAGCCCCTGTATGGGGATGACTGGATGTATGCACTTCAGATCAACGCGCGTGCCGATCACCAGCCATACGGCAACGCGCTGCTCGAATCGGTCATGCGGCGCATCGCAATGGCGCACATCGTGCTGATCTTCAACTACGGCGGAAACCCCAATCTCTTCCTGTTCGAAGAAGGCGATGGCTTTCTTCTCACGGAAGACGATCAATACCTGGACATGAGCTGATATGGCTGACACCGGCACCACACGACTCTCTCAGAAGCAGAGAGCTGGCGCTTTGAGCGGTCGCGAACTGTTGCCTCTGGTTCGAGACGGCGCGACGTTCGCGGGAACGGCACATGATCTGGCCGAGTATGTCGCGCCGCTCGCGGGGCAAGCCGCGCCCGTGACACAAGAGGCGATCGCGGCCGCGAATGCTGCGGCGGCATCTGCTGATTCCGCAACCACGTCGAACATGCAGGCGACATCGGCCGCCGAGTCGGCCGCGTCCAGTGCGCAGGCCGCGAAGGCTGCGAGCGACGCGGCGATCATCCAGCCCGGTCTGTACGTCGACGAGCCGACCGGCCGAGCTGCGGTCGCGGATGGACAGGCGTTCAAGGTGCAAGGCGATGGCTTCAGCGTCGCAGCATACGAGTATCGCCGCGTGAACGCGAATTCGGTATCGACGCTCGTTGCCACGTACCCGGCCGCCGGCGCGGTCGCCGACCTGCAGGCGGCCGTTAATCGGCGCACGGCACGGCAATTTCCCGATTGGGTGTTCCGTGACGAAGACGGCTACGTGCTTGCGTCTCTTGGAGGCGGTGGAAGACTCAGCGCGCCCGAGGTGACGTTAGCGTCCGGTGCCGGTCACGTCTTCACTAACCTCGACGGCGACGAAGTTGCGCGACTCGATACACAAGGTGCGCTGGTGCTCCGCAACGGCGATCGCATTTCGTCGCTCGCGTGGCCGTACGCCGGTGAGCCGCCGTCGCAGGTCGAGATGGACGTCGAAGGATTCATCGTCAGCATCCGGCGCACCAACGGCGAGTACGAGACGGCCGGCGTCGAGACGTATGTGAACGGCATCGCGAGCCCGTCCATTGCGTTGAAAGGCCGCACGCTGCGCGACGTGGCGTGGCCCGCCTCGTTTGGTCCCGAGCCGGTCGAAGTGGTCATGGACGGCGAAGGGTTCGTTCTGCGCATGTCGACAGCGGATGGCGCGATCGTCATGCCAGGCGGCACCGTATCGGGGGGCGAGGTCACGCCGCTCGACGAGTTCACGGCCGCAGAGATCGACGCGCGCAATACGGCGAATCTCGTCTATGCGCAAAGCTTGAAGTCGGCGGTCGTCACTGATTTTCAGCGGCCGGTGTTCGACCTCAACATCATCGTGACGTACGGCCAATCGCTCTCGAACGGCTTCCGCGCCTTTCCTGCGCTGCCGTTCAATCCGATCGCCGGTTTGTTCATGCTCGGCAACTCGATTCGGCCGGTGGGCGTCACGAGCGGGACGACGTTCGAACCTGTCGGCGGCGCATCGGTGCTGAAGCCGCTCGCCGGTACGACGCAGGATGGCGCCGGAAACGTCCTGACGGATATTTCGTGGCTGAAGCCCGACGATTTCGCAATGGGCGAGTCGTTGAGCGAGGCGCAAGCCGTGTTCATCAAGGCGATGACGGCCCGGCAGATGAATATCGCCGATGACAAGGGGCCGCAGTTTGTCGTGCTGAACTGCGGCGTCGACGGCAAGTCGGTCGAGGATCTCTCCAAAGGGGCAAACCCGAACCTCTACAACCGGATCATCGACGCGGTCACGCGCGTGCAGGCGATCGCGGCTGCGGCCGGCAAGACGTGCGGCGTGGTGATGTTCAACTTCAACCAGGGCGAATGGAATTACAACGCGACGAACCAATACGGTAACGGCGCGACGCAGGACAAAGACCAATACAAAGCGCTGTTGTCGACGCTGATTTCGAACGTGCGCACCGACGTTATGGCTATCACGCATCAGCCGCTGCCGTTTCTCGCGCTGCTCGGACAGACGGGTGCCAACTATACGGTCGACGCAACGAACCTGTCGATCGGCACCGCCCAGCTCGAACTCAGCCTCGAAGGCGAGTACATCCGACTCGCGACACCGGAATACCCATTCCCGGTGAAGGCCGACAGCCACTTCGAGGCCAACGGCGCGCGCTGGTTCGGCTGCATGTTCGGCAAGGTGGCCGTGCGGATGCTGCGCGGCGAGGATTGGCAGCCGCTGTATGTGCGCCAGGCGTCGCGTCGCGGCAGGCAGGTTCTGGTCGATCTGAACGTGCCGGAACCGCCGATCAAATTCGACCTGCCGTTCGTGATGGAAACGCGTACTGATCTGCCGAACAAGGGGTTCTCGTTTGTCGACAACGCGGGCGTGTTCGTGCCGGCGTCGATCGCGATCGTCAGCGATACGCAGATCCTCCTGACACTTCCCCGATATCCGGTCGGCACGCTGCGCTTGCGCGTGGCCGACAACGCGAACAACCACGGCCGCGCGAGCGTGACGGATAGCGATCGTATGAAAACGATGTCGCGCTATGCGTACGTCCTCAACGAAGGGATGGGCGATTGGGAGAACCGCGTCGATTACCTCGACAAACCGTACCCGGCTCCGAACTGGATCGTCGCCGGTCAATTTACTGTAGCGCAAGCATAAGGACACGACAGATGACTCTCGCACTCGTATCGCCGACCAGCAGTTTCGAGGAATCGAACATTGGCTTCATCCCGCCGATCGCCGACGACTCGCTGAAGCTGTGGCATTTCTTCGGCTCGAAGTTTGGCCCGCTCGGCAAGAATCTGGCGATCGGCGTCGGCGATTCGATCGTGATCGGCACGCCGGTCCTGTCGGAGCGCTACGTGTCTCTGGTCGGTGCCACGAACTACCTCAAATCGGTGGTGACGCAGCAGCCCAATTACACGATATTCGCCATCGGTCGCTCGCCCGAGACCAAACCGAGTGGCGGTCCTTATTTCCCCAGCCCGTTCTTCATGTCGACGTACTGGGCACCGCGCACTGGCGATCCGTCCGTCAACGGTATCGGCGCGTCGCTCTATATCAACCGTCCCACCACGGCTGCTGGAACTGCAGCCGGTTCGGTTGCCGGCGTCGCAGGGCAATGGAGCGGCGTTGCTGGCTCGGGCAACAGTGTGATCGGCGCAAATATCGATCCGGTCGACACGACCAGCTGGCATCTGTATGCCTTCGTGAAGGACGGTATTCATCGCACCATCTTCGACCTGACGGATAACCGAACGGCGACGACGCCGGCCGACGCAGGTCAGCAGGACGAGATCAATGCCGATACGTTCCTGATCGGCAGCTCGTACGCGGGCGACAACGGGCCTGTCGATCTCGCTCACGTGTCCATGTATTACCGCGCGCTGACGGTGCCCGAAGTCAGCACGATGGGTTCGTTCTTTCGCACGTTCTACGCGAAGCGCGGCATCGTTATCTAAGCCACGCTCCACGCATACATTGAGGTAGCAGCTCATGCATCGCATCGATCACGCCACCGCTGTCGCGACCAAGCCGGCCCCGCTGGCCACTGGAACGCCTGGCTACTTTGATCGCGGCGATCCGCTTACCGGCAGGATCGCAACGTATCTGACGGCCGACTTCGCGAACGACCTGCAGGAGAACCTGTGCAACGCGATCGAGGAGGCCGGCATTCAGCTCCGCAAGGGCGACGGCACGCAGTTGCTGATGGCCATCCTGGAGCTGTCGAAGCGATCGGGCCTGCCGCTCGGCGTGCCGGTGCCGTTCGTCGGAACGCCGGATCGCATTCCATCGAACTGCGTCGTCGCGATGGGGCAAACGGTGCAGCGGGCCGACTATCCGGTGATGACGCAATTCGTGCTGGCCAGCGGCGTCATCGTTGACGATGCCGACTGGCTTGCTTCGCCGATCCACCGAACCAAGTTCTCGCGCGGCGATGGCGCGACGACGATCCGGTTTCCGGACCTGCGTGGCGAGGCAATCTATGGCGCGGATCTCGGACGTGGTGTGCGTGGCTCGGCGATTGGTGACTGGCTCGCTGGCGACATGCAGCCGCACAATCACCCTGCGTCCACGGGCAACGCCGGCAGCCATGGCCATACTGGCTCGACTGACGCCCAGGGCGGCCACGATCACGGCGGGGCGACCGGCGGTGCCGGCGCATGGAACCCAGCTCCGGACGGCTTCACGCGGCTCCTGAAGCCGCCGTATGTCGGTTCGATCACGGGTAGCGATACGACGAACAGCGGAGATGAGCAGGCGGTTGGCGGTGGCGACTCGGCCGACATTCGCCCCGCACCCGATCACCAGCACACCATCCCATATGTCGGCCCGCACGCCCACAACTTCAACACCAGTGTCGCCCCCGATCACACCCACCCGGTGACGGTCAGCAACGCGGGCGGAACGGAAACCCGTCAGCGCGGCACGGGTTACGTGTTCATCATGCGCGTTATGTGAGGTCGTATGGAAAGCAAAGAGGCCGTGGCCGTTCATCACTTTGATCCGGCTACGCTTGTCTACGCCGGCAGCAGCACCGCATACATCGGGCCGGCCGGCGATCACCAGGTGCCGGCATTCGCCATGCTCGACGCGGCACCCGATGCCCCCGCCGGCCACGTCGCTCGCGCGACGTCGATCGAGGGCGGCTCGTGGGAAATCGTCCAGGACTACCGGTCGACACCGATCTACCGCACGGCAGATGGCAGTCGGTATGAGACCGGTTCGTCGAGCGCATGGAGCGGCATCGGCGACATGCCGGCCGAGTTCACCACGCTTCCGAAGCCCGATGGTTGCTACGTATGGGGCGGTTCGAGCTGGACGTTCGACATCGCCAGCGCGCGGGCGACCGCGACGGCGGCCGTCGACAAGAAGCGTGATGACGTGCTGGCGTCGCCGTTCGTCTATCGAGAAAGCCGGTTCAGCGCGGACGCCGGCTCGATCGCTCAGATCGCTTCCATGGCGCAGCTCGCGGCCGTCGCCAAACTGGCGGAACAGCCGTATTCGGTGATCTGGACGTCGGTCGAGGGCGTCGACGTCACGTTCGATGCAGACGGGATGGTGGGGCTGGCCATGGCGGCGGCGGAACGCCAACCGGCGGCCTACCAGGTCGCGGCGCAGCTCAAAAGCAGGATCGCGGAAGCACAGGACGAAGCGGCTCTGGCCGCGGTCGTCTGGCCGGATCAGTGACAAAAGAGTCGCGAAATTGCGCGTGAAGGTGTGGCACCATCCCGGTTGGCATTAACGGGGGTGCCCATGAAAAAACCGACGCAACGGCAACTTGATTCCCAGATGCGGGCATATATGAAGCACCGCTTTGAAGCATATATGGAAGGGGTTGAAAGGTGGCCGTACTGGCAGTGGATCTGTATTGACGATGGCCGATCGTGCGAGCTGTGCCGCAAGCGTAGCGGCAAAGTGTTCCACTATTCAGACTCCATCTGGCAGCGGCTTCCTCCTATTCACTCTGGGTGCCGGTGCCGGTTCCGGCAGCGTCGGGAGAAAGACCTTGTCGAGCTGGGGCTGACCGTGTCGTCAGGCGCTGACTTTATGAATGAGGATGGAGCGCCTCGGTAATGCCAAATGGCGCGCGAAATTTTATCGGTGGCCTTGTGCCAATATCCGCGCCAAACAGTGCCAAAGTGCGCGCGACGCTACAATGTCGAAGCGACGAATCGGACTACATGTCGCGGCACGGGACGAACGAAAACCCGTCGGCCGGAGAAGTGGGCGCAGAAAAACAAAAGGCTACGAGACAAGATCTCGTAGCCCTTCGTTCAATATGGTGCCGGCTGCAGGACTCGAACCCGCCACCTGATGATTACAAATTTTCAATTAAATCAACAAGTTACTGATATTTAAGGGAAAGTGGCCGTACGCCACCGAAACCAAAAGCACTTTACATTCAGTAACTTAGCGAAATTGGACGAAGACTGAAAAAACCAATCCGTGTACCGGTGGTGTACCGTGTGTTGGCCTCGCCTGACGCCTCCCTCAACGCACAAAAATTCAATCTGATCGACCGCTCAACCCGGCCCACCAGCACAAGGTTGCCCAACGCCGGAATAGTTCGCAGAAAGGGCGACCGAGAAACATCGATGCCCTTTCTTCTGACTCAAAATCTCTAGGTCGAGATTCCACCGTGACAACGCAGAAAGTCCACCATCAATACAGTCACAACGTGCCGTGTATGATGTCATGCATGACTGCAATGTGGTGATAAATCTGCCGCTCCTTGCTCTTGCCGAGGCCAGAAAAATGACTCGTCTTATAGTCTTCAATATAAGCGGTCAAAGCAGCATTTTTCCCGAACTCCGACGATCTCTTCGGAACCGCCAGTGCTAGTTTAGCCACTGCCTCCAGATACTTACTATTCGCGGAACCGGTTTTGATATCTATATCGTCCGAGACAAAGTGCTCGACCCAGACGTCCTTATTTTTGGGGTTCTTAAACGTAGCGTGTATGGCGACGGCCGCAGGCTTACCCCCGCCCGGCTGAAAGGTACTACCAGTGACCGTATAATCGCCGAAGCCAATGCCCGTTGTTGAATAGGTTTTGTGACGATCCGTGAAAAGTTCCGCCCCAGAGTAATCAGAATTTCTATCCTGCTTATTAAAGTGATCAATAACATCGATCGCCTTTGAGATGGGGAGCAAACTTCTTTGGGTCGACGTCATCTTGCCCTGCAGCGAGATGTGAAAATCAATAGTCGACTTACCTGCAAGTTTTTTTACCTCGGCATCAGTCAAAGAGGGGCTGTAGTACACAAGCCCCACTTGGCGACCGTCGTATTCACTCAGAAATGCATCAATAGCTGAGAAGCTCGTTTTCGGACCACATTGAAATGCTGGCATCAACGTCGGATATTTCGTCAGCTCTGCGTCGACTTCCACCCTCCACGCCTTGGCGCCAACTTTTTTGAAGTCGCCTTGGCTCGGGTTAACAATTACGAGCGCCTTCGCCTGACTCTTACCGAAATTCCCCAAACAGCGCAACAAATCGTTAGGTTTAGCCACCACAGGTTCTATGATTGGCACAACGCGTCCACTAGCAGTGTACTTTTTGTTCACGTCACTGAGAGCGCGAAGCTCGGACTGTCGCCCAAAGACAAATGGAAGATACATAGGTCCCCTCGATAAGTAGCGTTGCAGTTTGGTCTGTTTCGATTTTTTCAGCTATTTTAAGAGTCACATTACCACGGTTAACCCTACCGGCTTTGAAAGTAAAGCCAATATATTACTCCGCTGCCGTCCTGACAAGGGTGTAGCATATCCTAGCGCACGAAGCGAGGTAGGCAGCTGCGATACAAATCCGACTGTATTACTATCTGTTGTCCGAGAACGGAGCGCATTGACGAAAACTCGATGTGCATCTTCCGAGGAGACGGTCGAAAACAATTTTTCACAGTGGGCTCCAATGAGCCCGTTTGGTAACGACGGTCGTTCTCCGAAAAGCATCTCGATCGCGTCAAGATATTCAGATTGCCGCAGACACCGAAAAATGGTTGCGCTATCAAGCCGTTCTAAATTGGAATGCGCCTCTCGCCGAATTGACAATGTACCTTTCGTCGAAAGAGATATTAATCCCACGCGCGAATCAACCTCACTCTCGAACCGCTTGAGATGTGCCGGATGGGTTACGACGAATACTCGGTCGAACGCCTTGAGGTAGTCGTACGTCTGACTCTTTAAGCGTTTTGCCGTGTCGTACTCAGTTTTAATCTCATAAGCAGTGGTCGTTCCGTTAGCTACCGCAACGTCAACAATGGAGCGCCCCACTGGCAATTCAACCTGAAAGCTAGCGGTTCTTGGGCTGTGTCGACCGAACACCAAGCGGCTCGCTAAATCATTCTTGTAAACGTACTCGTTGCGATATATCCGCGCGATGTGGTCCCAAGCCTCATCAAATACAGACGAAAGGGGCTGCCGGTCATCTCGGTGACTTTTCAGGACGCCAGCCTTTACAAGCGCCCTCAAAGGGACGTCGTGGTCTCCAGTGCGGGCCATCGCAGCAAATACTGGGCGCGTGAATGCACTGGCAAGTAGACGGACGCGGTCAGGAAGATTGGTCATTTCACATCAAATTGTAGTAGAGCCGCAGGGTGCACAGCAACCGCAACCAGTTCGTATCCAAAGTGCCGGCAGTCACAGCGGCCCCCTCCAAGTTTCAATGTCGCGCCGAGCGGCTATTCCCAGCCATAGGCCGCCCGGTCGTACAAACAAGCAAGCTTACGAAATGCCGTCGAATAGTTTGAATTACTGAAACGGTCGGCGTGGGCAACAAGGAATTCATGTATGACCCCGTAATCGGCTCGGGTCCACTGCGTAAACGGCAGATACTGAGCAACAATCTCCGGAGGGTTGCGGTGAATCATCTCTGTCACAGTCAATTCGCGGTAGTTCCGCATAAACCCTTTCTTAAGGTTTTTTAGCTGGAAGGCGTGTGGCGTCAGGTTAACGTATTTGTCAACGCCGAACCCGGAGGCTGCGTATTCCGCCGCTGACGTGATGCCAGCAGCATGCAGCAGGAAAAACACCGGAAGATACGTTAAACCTCTCGATAGACGCGGCATGGCCTCTGTCAATACCCGGCGCGCATCGTATCCCTTGTCCCGAAAAACAAGGTCATGGAACAAATCGAGCGGCGTGATACCTCTGTAACCAACATCGCCAAGCCGGCGACGCTCTTCTTCCTCTCGCTCTGCCGCTACGCCGACGCCTACTACGAACTCGATGTCTTGCCGACCATTAACCTGATCTACGTCCACAACAACCAACTTACCGTGTGGCTCGGTTGTCTTCACCAATTCGTAAAGCTGCTCCTTGCAGTATCGGAGCACTCGCGCCGGAATCTTTCGTTTCGTCGATTCGATCGCTTCATAGATCCCGGTGAATGAGATTGCTTTAACTAACGTAATGGGGATCTGAACTGTTTCTAAGGCGATGATGGTCTGAGATACCGACTCATCATCACTGTCACCTGCACGTTGCACGAAAATCAGGTTGTTATTAAGCTGCTGCAGCTTGTCCTGACCGATGCAAGCACAGATTGCGCGCAGCAGAGAAAGAATATTTCCATCATTCAGGGAGTAGCCCATGAAAATCACGGGATGCTCGACAAAAATCGTAATCAGCTTGGCTGCAAGGTATGCATTTCGCTCGTTGAAGCCCTGATAGTCTTGTTGCGTCAGCACCAAACTTCGTGGCGTGTTCACGCACCCATGAATTTTGTAGATTTCGCCAATCGACTGGGGATTCGAAAAAAGAAGCTCGCCCTGCCCCACGTATACTCGGTAATCGGGAAACAACGATTGCAGGAATGTGTCCCAGTTTGTGGTGATAATACCGTCGACATTCAATCTGCTCAGCGCGGCAAGCTCATCTCCATATGGGTTTTGGCTCAGATCAGCAAGCCCAACACTCTTCAAATAGTCACAAATCTCGACGCGGAGCGGCCCTGTACGCTCGGTGATTTTCTTCGAATGCTTCTCTCGGCTCGCCGCGTAATCGTCGTGATTCCACCAGACTTCGTGAAAGTCTTCCGCCATCGCCGCCGCGACGCTAGGAAGGTCGCCGTTCGCCGAAGATAGATAGTACTCGTATGTCTTGATATGAGTGCAGAATCGACGCAATAGCCCCGCCCAGTCGTCGAGGCCCAGGTACCTCCGAGACAGTCCCGAGCCGGCGAACAGGAACGGGCCAGAACTGTGCGCTTTGAGTTGTTTCGCAAGAATTTCGGAGATTGTCATGGAGCGTGAGCTTTCACGAGACAGAAGGCGGCTAATTGTAAGGCGTTCCCACATTCTGCGGCGATGATAGTCATTGGTTCATAGGGTCTGGGGCCCCGCGGAGCCTGTTCTTCCCCTAGCCTACGACACCCAGGGAGAGCGACAGGAAGCCATCTGACGATAGCCGGCGCGAGCCTGTCGCAACCGATCGAGTCCAGTGCAGTGCTGCTTAAAAAATAGGCGCTGTATCACGCGGTGATACATGCTCGTTCTGTGTCATCGCCTGATACTCCCCTAGTTCTGTATCGCCTCGTGATACAAAACGACGTTAACGATTGAGAACAATACCGCCCGGGCTGTTGATACCTCCTCGAACGAGCCTGCCGCTCGCGCCGTGCCGAAACCGGCGAGCAATCCGCCTGAGCTAAGAGGGATCAGCGTTGAACCCGCCGGGCACCGTGCGTGATCCCAATAGGGCTCATAGCCGGTCAGCGCCAAGACAACAATCGAGCGTTTTCTGTCTTTCAACCGACAGCGGTTGTCTTTTGAGGTCGAATTTTTGGCCTGCAAGCGCCCCGCAAACGGAATCCACGGTACTCACGCCTTAAACGCCCCCGGCACCTCAATTGTCGCCCCAAGCCCGTGGAGCCTTGGTCTAAGCCGCTGACGGGGCAAGCCCCGCCATCAGCTAAGACCGGGATAAATCGCGATCGGGCCGTCCTACAGCCGTCCCGATCGCTCAACCCGGCCCCTGTGAGGGCCACCGGCTGATCGGTCCAAGGTCCACCGAGGCAGATTTGTCTATGGAAACGGGGCGACCTGGGGTTGGATTGGCCTGCGGCTTGAAATCCGGCCCTCGCTGCCAATCCGGCGCATTGTCCGAGGCCCACCCCTCACCCTGCCCCTTCAGCGGCTCACAGCACCGATTTTTGGCGAGCGCGCGCCATAGCGTTGGATTGAGGTCTTTTTATCTCACTTGGGCAAGCCGCGCAGCGGCGCGTCAGGCCCGAAGGGCTCCATCGCGGGGAGCCGGTGGGCGGGTGCGGTATCCCGGCCGCGAGGGCCGGGACTGTCCACACCCTCGCGGTGTGGGCAGCGCAACCGTCCACGGGCGGGCGCGGGTGAACCTCGCGCCAAAGAGGCATCAGCGATCTAGCGTATGGCCGATGCCAGTGACCGCTACGTCCCGGCTGCCGGGAGTTTAGGCGTCTTGTGCAGCTCGACCCAATATGAGTTGATACGGTCCGGCTCGACATCAAGCCGACGAAGCCAAGCCTCGGTCGCAACCTGCGTGTTCAGCAGGGGAGCGGTGCTAGTCGCCGTCCCGGTTTGTAGTGTGCCGAGCGCATCAGCAATGATCGGGCGCAGAGCGTTGTTCAGCAGCACGTACGCGGGCGGGGGCTCAGGAGGATGGCCTGGCTCGCCAGCAATACCCGTCTGCGGCTCAACACCAGCCTGAATGATCAGGCCGCCGTCGTCGTAGGGCTGCTTGCGGAACCAGTCCGGTGGCAGGCCCAGTTTGTCTACTCCCCCCAATTCCCGCACGAGGTCGGCATTGATTGCCGTCAACCAGTCCACCGTCTTGATGTGATCGGTGAGCCGGCGGAGGTTCCGACGCATCGGGTCGCCGACGTCCAAGCCGGGGCCAAATTTCCGCGCCCAAAAATATTCCGAAGCCTCGTTCGGACCGCGCTGCAACAGCGACAAGTTCGCTGCATATCCCGCATGCCCGCGCACCGCATCGAGTTCGTCGACGGCTTGCGCGAAGAGCGCTTGGAACACGTCCGGACAGAGCGTCAGAAAGGCTTGCGGGACAGAGAACGTCGCAACGTCGATGCCTCGGTTCATCGACGCCTGCCAGTCCTCAAGACAGAAGGTCGAAAACTCCGTCGTGCCGGCCTCTTGCTTGTCCTCCGCGTTAGAGAGGGCCAGTACGAATGGAGCATCAGCCGGAATGCTCGTCGCCAAGGAGGCGAACGAAGGCCCCTTTTCGAACTCGACCGGCTGCTTGCCGTCCTGATATAGCCATCGGAGCGGTGAGCCTTTGGACGGGTCGCGGCCGGCGGCCTTTTCGGCCGCGCGCTGATAAGTCTGCAGCGCATCGTTGTATCGCTGGAAGCAGGCGATTAGCGCCTTGCGTTTGGCCAGCGTGTGACCGCCCTTGAAGTAGATAACAGCACGCACGGCAAGGGCCGCGCCTACGATCGCTCGCTGGTGCTTCGGCTCGAATGCGCCGAACGGAAGCGTGCCCGCTCGGTTCGGGTCGTTGGCCCACGCGATCAGTTCGTCCTTCGTCATTGGCATGATGCTTACAAGGGAAACGGAGTCGGCGGCAGCGCCGGGGGAATGAACGGCGGAAACGGACTGCCCGAGCGCGCATTGGAGCCTCCGCCGAGGATGCTCTCAAGGTCCGTTTGAGTCTGCTTTGCGGTCGATCGCTGAGATTGCTCATCGGCGTCACCGCAACCACAATCATCTGGCGTGATGCCGGCGTATTTCGATTCGTCGCCGGCGATGTCCATGTACGCGGCTTCCTGTGTCTTCGAAAACTCGTCGGGCGGGAATTTCATTTCCACCACCTTCCTGATGTTCGACTGTACAGGAGGTTTGGACGGATCGTTCACGATCACGACGTCGGGCCGTCGGAACCAAGTTTTGTCCTCTTGCTTGTACGCATCCATACCACCCGGCCAGTATTTCTGAATCCACGCCGGAAGCCACGGATGCGGGGTCGACGGGTCCGATGCACGCATGATCGGTGTTGGGGGCTCGTTCCGCATGTCGTACGAGACTTCCGGCAGGTACGCTGTCGTTTCGCCGGTCAGTACCTTCGAGGCGACGTTCTTTGCTCGCAGTCGCTGCGCGACGCACGATTGGCGGAGGATCTTCGCATCACGGCTGAAGACGCCTATCGATTTGCAGCGACACAGAGCATCGCAGAGCACCGCGCGGTCTTCCGGGGATAAGTTGCCCTTCGTCATCCCGACCTGCGTGGTTTTCCCCTGGCCGGCCCCCATGTTGCCAGATGCCGATTTCGTCATTGGTCGCTCGCCGGGGCATGTTCAAAGGTCAGCGACGATGCCTGGTGGCTGCTCAGCCAGTCGGTATGGCCGCTCGCGTCCGTTGTGCCTCGGATCGTCTGGCCGTCGGCAGACGTAACGGTGTATGGGTGATTCGCGAGGGGTTCGCGCGACTGGTCGTCGACGAGTTGGAAGCGCCCGCGATATGCGCCGTCGTCTTGCGCGATCGTCTGCGAGACAACGCTTTTGCCCGCGCCGACCGGCCCGCCTGCACCAGACGTCGGCTCCACCGTCGCCATGCCTTGTGACGCGATCAGCGTCGCGCCACAGGCTGTCTTGTCGCCTTCTGTCGCTACGGCTCGGCCACCGAATGTCATGCTGCGCACTCGGACGCCAACAATAGGATAGACGCCGCCACACTTCGGACACGACACCATGTCGCCCTCGAGCGCGAGCGGCTTACCGAAAACGATATTGGTCGAGGTGCAGGCGAGCACTCGACCACCATGGCTGGTCGTGTCGCCTTCACGAATGAATGCAGAAGTCATGCAGAATCCTCACAGGAAATCTTCGGCGAATGTAGCACATCCGCTTTTTCTTGTTCCTACCATGCCTCTATTGGTGACGTGTCATTTCTAGCGCATTGCCTCGCGCGGAATCTCTTATAATTAACCCGGAATGTACAGAGGCTAAAAAAACCGGAAAACCTTATCCAGTAAGGCTTGGACTTGCTGCTGAATCAGTTGCGGAGAGGACATGAGCATGGTCGTAATCACGGACCGTGCGGCGCTCATGCAGCGCCTCATGGATGCAGTCATTCAGGGCTATAGCAGCTATACATCCGGCGTCGTCAAAACAGAGCGTGTACACGCTCTCTGTGAAAAATTCTCCGAACGCTATCTGATTGCCCTTAATCGTAATCAGCTCGCATATCGACGTGCAAAAAACCAAGGTAATGCACGGTTCATTCTCGCTGATCTAGGCGACCAGAACGGCCTACACTGGTGGCTACTGGTCACGGAAGGCGAGCACGCCGCACACAAACTCGAAGTGCTGAAAGAGGCGTTTGGCAAGGGCAGCCGATTGCGTGTCGAAGGCTATGAACTACTCAAACTCCCCCGATCGAAGAGTAAAGGCGGTGGATTTCACTATACGTGGTGCATGTCGCAGGAAACAAAGCGGCAGTGGCGTTATCAGATACGCATCGCCGTTCGAGCCCGCCGACCGGACGACGCGGCCGCTAAGGTTTTGCGCCTGATGTACAAGGCTCCCGGCTTCGATTCCATCAAGGCTCAGGTGGATAAACTCGCGGACTTTCTGCGGGGGGAATGGTCCAGAACCGGACACGATGTGCAGCACTTGAAGGTTCCCGAGTCACTGACGCCAGTTCCTCGTCTCGCTAGCGATGGGGTGCCGTTAGCCGAATGGATAGCCGCACGGTTGCCGCAAAGCGCTTGATATTTGGAGGGAAAATGAACGACGGAACGGTCTCAAACTTAATCTCATGCGGCATCTTGATCGTCGGTCTCGCGTTCGCTTTCTGGTTCACGGCGGTGCTGCCGGATCGTGAAAGACGAGCTAAAAGGCGGTCGGGGCCAACCGAGAAATCGATCGGGAAAGGCGGGCGTGATACATGAAACTGGTGAAGCTTCGCACGCATCGGACAGGATTTTTGTCGTCATCGGAGACGTCCTTCCGGTACGTGAACGAACGATAGATCGAGGAATATTGGGTGCCGAAGACACCTTGCGCTACCGCGCGATCAGAGACTAATCGCCGCCCGGAAGCGGCGTTGTGCAGTCAACGCATGAGCGATCGGGCGACGTTTATCGGCCACAGCCAGACGTAGAAGAGGCGAAGCTGGAGCCGGCTATTCCAGTTCAGGCTGTTGAATTTCTCAGCCGGGATCACCTTGGTCCACCAGCAAAAGCCCATTCCAACGGCGACGTATAGGACGAAGTACACGACAAGATAGCTAGTTGGGAAGCGCGACAGCAGCCACATCACAGCGAGAGCGATCGCAAAATTCACCAGCCGTATCGACAAGGCTTCTTGCGGCGACGCGTTCAGATTGGACTGGAACAGCCGCTTCTCCCGTTGCTCTCTTTCGACCCGAGCGACGTGGTCGGCGATGGTTTCTCCGCGCAATCTGCTCCCGATGAAGGGGAGCACGAATCTAAAAATTACCGTCGCAGCTACAACAGCCATGCCTGCGATCACAACCGTTCGAAGTGCGTCATTCGATACCTCGATCATCGTTGCGTCCCCCTGTTTTGTGAGCCTTGCGATCCTTGAGCGTAGCTGTATCCGCCTCCACTAGACGAGCCGCCCCCGGTGCTGCCCGCCCCGGAATTCGAGCCGCTACCCGTGCCTGCACTGCCTTGCGATCCTCGAGCATAGCTGTATCCGCTACCACTCGACGAGTTGCCGCCGGCACTCCCGGCCCCGGAATTCGAGCCGCTGCCCGCCCCTGCACTGCCACCCGTGTTACCTCCGGACGAGCTTCCCCCACCTCCGCTGGGGGCCGCGGGAGACGAGCTAGGCTGCGGCAGGAAACGATCGAAATTTGTCTTGACGCCACTCGTCCATCGCGCAGCGAGATCGGGCAAGACCTTCAACAAACCGAGTGCCATAACAGTGACAAGGCCGGCCGTGATGATCGGACCGATGATGGCCGCGTCCGGGTTCGGCTTGGCAGCGGCCGAGATTGCGCTGTCGTAGAAGTGCATGAAAACACCGAAGCTCATCGCCGTTATCGCTATGAGGATGACGTAGTTCAAGACCGAACCGAGCCAGTTCCCGAAGAGATTGGCGAGCGGCGGGGCCAGCAACATGAAGATGAAGAATGGGCCGAAGCAAACTGAAAGCGCGAGCAGGAACTTCGCAATCAGAATCGAGACAGCGCCCACGCCGCAGATCAGTAGAGTGGAGAGCACGAGCACAATGCCCAGAATAAACGCCCCAATCCCGGTGCTCGTCAGTAGGCTCGAATTCGCGAAGACCGTGCGCATGACGGTCAGACTGTGGTCGATCGCGCCATCGATCAGGCTTGCTATGGCGCTGTTACTCGCACCCAGGCTCCCGTGTATCAGCAGCTTGGACGCCAGTTCATCGGGCAAGTGGATGGCTGTACTGGCCAGAGTTGTTTCATACAAGCCACCCGCGCCGGCGATCCCCACAATCGCGTAATACTTGAGGAACTTCTCCACGAGGTGCGTGAGCGGTACGCCGCTCGGCCGCAGCATCGTCGCCACGCCATCTATGACGAGCATAATGGTCAGGCCAAGCGCCGCGAGCGGCGTGACCCAAGCAATCATCCGGCTAACGTTTTCGGCGACGATCTGGAGCGTCACAGCATCCATGTAGTCGAATATCTGCGTTACCGCATCGAAGGCCATGGTTCGCTCCTTATTGCTCGCGGGCCGCTTTAAGCGCCGCTTCCTTGCCGTAGAAAGCAACCATCGCGTTTGCTTCTTTCGCGTTCAGGCAGTCTGAACCTTGCCGCAGGTATTGGGCGGGATCGTTCTCGCATACCTTGAATCTGCTGGCTCGGTCCGCGTCATGCTCGATATACCAAGCCTTGGTGTGATATTCCTGCCCACAGGCGGCCAAAACGCAGGCAACCAGGACGTAGAGGCATTTCTTCATATTCACATCCTCCGTGTAACGTTTTAACGTCGTGATGTTGTAGCGTTGTGACGTCGTAACTTTATAACTTCACGACGTTTTAACGTTAGCATTCCTACTTAAATATTCTCTGGCTTGATATCTTTTCGCTGACCTGCTTCTAGCGCAGATTAACCATGCAGGTCTTCACGCCGTCTTTCAGCGAATGGGACAGCAGATCAAGCATCGTGAAATACGCCTCTTGATCGCTCGGATCGACGAAACTGCTCAAGTTGATGAGAAGCTGGAATGCTTCCTGTGTTCTGGAGATGTTGTGCAGCAAGCCTCTCAGACGAGCGACGTTGGCCGCTTCGTGTTGCTGAGAGTTGCAGGTACACTCAGTTCTAGCCATGATTCACCTCTTGGAAGGTGGGTTGTGGTCAGGCCCGTCTTGGTGTTGGCGCACCTTGGCGGGCCGCTTGCTGCGTCGTCTGAGCCTCGCATTGCGTTCGCCCCTATCTCCGCAACGCGCGCGGCTAGCGGCGAGAGCGGCTTGTCAGATGGTGGCCCGGCTGCCTGAGGAGTAACGGCAACACGGACGGCCGCACGCAACTCCCCGGTCTTCGAGTCCCACGCAAGTCCCGCGCTGGGAATGACTTCGGCACGGGCAAATGCGTCCGGATCGTACTCGCCGGTTTCCAGCGCCGCCTTGATCCGTGCGAGCCACTTGGAAAGACTCTTGGGTACATAGTCGACGACGATCGAACACGTTCCTTTTTCTGACACCACATCGAAGCGTTCGCGCGCAACGTAGATATTCGTCTGCCTGAACTTCCCCACTTTCTTCAGCAAATTTGCTGCCTCGAGGCGCGCCAAGGCCTTTTGCACAGTGGCAGATGCCAAACCCGTGACCTCCATGAGGCGGCGAACACCTGGACGGCCTCTCCCGGTGTTGAAGTCGGCATGCGACTTAATTGCGTTCAACACGTTCAACGCGTCCGACCCAAGTTTCCGAGCAAGGCCCGATCTGTATAGGTCTTGCTGGACAGTGATAAAGGTCGTGTCAATGCGCCCTTGCATACCTTATTCCGCAAAGAGGTGTGCAACAGCAGCCGTCTTAAACAAGACACGCCGACCGATCTTGATCCGTGCCGGCAGAAGTTTTCGAGACACATCGTTGTCTCGTGTGAGCGTTACTCGAAGCCCCTCAGGACTCCGATGCAATAGTTCCGCCACTTGTGGAAGAGTCAGCAATGCTCCGTAACGCTCGATGATGTTTTCTTCCGTCGAAGTCACTTGAATAACTCCATGTTTTTGTCTTCAACGGAAGATTACGGATTCACCGAACGCCTCACAAGACCACACCAATGTCGCGAATTATAGTCGCGCACTTTATACGCACCGCAAAAACACAATGAGAATCAATGTGTTAACCGACAAAATTGATTCAGTGCTAATACCCCCGATAAATTGTGTTTCTGTTTGTAACGACGACGTGTACACGCACTCAATATTTTAAAAGAGCGCGTGTACACGTACTCGATCGAGTCGATCATGACTTTAGGAGTGGGACGAATCAAATCACCTAGGCGCTATTAATCAAGCGCGCCGAAGACTATCGAGCCTCTGCACCAGATCCTCAGCTCGCAGATGCGTGTAACGCTTGAGCATTTGCATCGACTTATGGCCGCTGATCGAGGCCACCTCCTGATCACTCAACCCCGCCTCAACAAGCCGACTGACTGCCTCATGTCGCAGATCGTGGAAATGCAGATCGACCATCCCGAGGTCGCGAACGATACCGGTCCAGAGCTTCTGGAACACATACGGCTTACGCTTTCCGTCTCGCCCTGGCTCGCCGAAGAACACGAGATCGGTGTCAATGGGCCGTATCGGATTGTCCAGGGCCGCGCGGAGGACTTCGGCTGCCTCACGCGTCAGCGGCACCACACGACTGGAACCGTTCTTTGTATCCCTGAGGGTCACGACTCGCCGATCCAGATCTACTTGCGAGCGACACAAGCCCGTGATCTCGGACGATCGCATGCCGGTTTCGACGGCAAGTCGCACGATCCAGCCGAGCATCGGGTTGCTATGGGCGTCGGCGGCCGCGAAGAGACGTTGCTGTTCGTCACGACTCAATCGCCGGTCCCGGCCGGCACCGGGGCTCGGCTTGCGAACGTTGGCGACGGGATTGAAAGTCAGGCCAATTCCCCACTCCTGAATCGCCATCCGGAAGAGATGCCCGAGCATCGCAAGCTCGAGGCGAACCGTGTTGTTTGATTTGCCGGCCGCGAGGCGTTCATCGCGATACTTGGCAACGAGCTCGGCACTAACGGCCGCCATCGAATACTTCCCGAAAAACGCCTCGAGGTGCTTCGCAGAAAAGCTCTCGCTGCGCTGCGTGGTCGCCTTCTTGGTAACCGACACCTCTTCCATATACCGCTTCAGCGCGGCTGACACCGTGAGTTTTTCGGAGGGAGCACGCGACAGATAGACACCCCGAACCATCTCATCTTCGGTCCGGCGCCCCCAATCCTCGGCGTCGCGTTTGGTGCGGAAGGTCTTGGCCGTGGACGGCCAACCGATCTTGCGGATGACGGCCTTCCACGTGCCGGAAGGCGTCTTGACGATGGTTGCCAT